AAATTCATTAATTCGTTGGTTAAATCGGCATCAAACATGTCCGTGTTGTAGGACTACTCTTCTTTAAAATTATGAACGATTACCTGAGGATTCTCATTAATAATTTCGCAGCATAATTTTGAGTTTTCATACATATCCCTCAATAATTGATTAGGAGCTGTTGAGCCAAACTTAATTAATTGTTGTTTTTTTAAATAATTTTTAATCGTTGATAAATTTGTTTTTTTATAATTAAGTCTCTCATTCTCTACTTTTTTACGTGTAGAATTATTTTTAATTAGTATGCTTACAGTGCGCGCTTTTTTATTTCGCCCAAGTTGAAATGTTTTTTTAACTTCTATTTCCTCAATGGTGGGTTTTATTTCTTCAATCACTGGTTCATTATAAGTTGGTTCAATTTGAGGCGGTCTATTCAATGTTTTAAATGTTGGTTTTAATCCATTTTTTAAATTACCATAAGGTTTATCGTTTCCTAACGGTTCATAAGGATTACTCGATGTAATCTTATTTTCTATTTTTTGTATTTCGTTATCCATTGGTTCAATGTTTACGTGTGGCTCTGCCTTTACGTGTGGTTCTACCTTTACGTGTGGCTCTGCCTTTATTTCCGGTAATTTTATTACATTTTCTTCCATACTAATTTGTTCCTCCATCGTATTTAATTGAACCATTGGGGACTTTTGCGTTTTTTTATTTTTTTTATGTTGCCGCAACTTTTCTAATAATAATTCTCTAATATTATTAGAATTTAATTTAACCTCACTTAAAGGTATATTATTTTTGACAGTATGTTTTTTTTTAGATATACTCAAAAATTGAGGGTCGATTGAAATCGTCCTAAGTTTACTCATATACAGTCAAATACAAAAAAAATAATAATCTTTAACATATAAAATTGAATTAAAAAAATAACTCTATATAATTGTAACAAATGGCTCGCCAGGACCAAGAGTATGATGCTAAAGATTGCTGGACCGTTATTGAATCTTATTTCGAAAATAAGCATTTACATCAATTAGTGAAGCATCAAATTGAATCTTATAATGATTTCATTAAAAATCAGATGAAGAAAACGGTTGAGATGTTTAATCCGCTAGTAATTCGGTCAAGCCAAGACTATATTAAGGAATTTAAAACGTATCGTTTAGAAATTATTATTAACTTTGATAATTTGTGTATATACCGTCCCGAAATTCACGAAAACAATGGTGCCACTAAATTGATGTTCCCAAATAACGCTCGCCTAAGAAACTTTACCTATACCTCTAATTTTACTTTGGATTTAAATATTCAATACATCATCCGGTCTGGAAACAGTTTAGAGAATGAAGAAACCAAACACGTGAAATTGTCTAAAATCCAATTTGGAAAAATCCCAATTATGCTTAAATCTTGTATTTGTATTCTAAATCAATACGGTCATATTCACCCCGATAAAATTGAAGAATGTAGCATGGACCCAGGAGGGTATTTTATTATTAATGGTTCCGAAAAAACTTGTCTAGGACAAGAAAAGCCAGCTGATAATAAAATATTCTGTTATAAACAAAAGCCTAATCATAAATGGTTATGGAGCGCCGAAATGAGGGCAGTGCCCGATTGGAAATGTATTTCACCCAAACAAATTTACATGATGATTTCGTCTAAACTAAATACGTATGGTAACGAGATTTTGGTTCAACTTCCACGATTAAAGCGACCTATTCCGTTGTTTATCTTATTTCGAGCACTAGGCCTTAAAAGCGATAAGGAAATCTGTAATGTGATTTGTTTGGATATTACTAAGGAAGATAATGTTGATGTGATTAACTATTTGAAGGCATCTATCTCGCAAGCGAGCGAATATATCGACCAAGAAGAGAGCATTAAATATATCACAAGTTCAGTTATTTACACCCCGATTAATATGGATAAGGATGAAGGACAGAAGAAGAAAAGAGAATTTGCTATTGATGTCTTAACGAATGATTTGTTTCCCAATTGTAAACTACAGATTGAGCGCATCTATTTGCTCGGATACATGACGTATAAAATTATTAAATCAGCACTTGGCCAAATTCCGAGTGATGACAGGGACGCATACCAAAATAAAAGGATTGAACTCACGGGCACACTCCTTAATAATTTATTTCGAAATTACTTTAATAAGGTTGTCAAAGATATTCAAAAGCAAGTGATTCGAGAGATTAATAACGGGTCATGGAAATCAAGCGAGGATTATACCAACATCATTACACTAACTAATATTTATAAAATAGTGAAATCATCTACAATCGAAAACGGATTAAAGCGCGCTCTATCTACGGGTGATTTCGGTATCAAACATCTGAACTCGAATAAGGTTGGTGTGGCACAAGTATTGAATCGATTGACCTATGTATCAACTCTAAGCCATCTTCGCCGAATTAATACGCCAATTGATAAAAGCGGTAAATTAATTGAGCCTCGTAAATTACACGGGACCTCGTGGGGATTTCTTTGTCCTGCTGAAACTCCAGAAGGTCAATCAGTTGGTGTTGTAAAAAATCTGAGTTATTTGACAATTGTGTCGGGATATTCTGACAGCACATCTATTTACGATTGCCTCAGTCGTCACATTCAAACTCTTGAAAATGGCAATCTATATGATAAAGTAAAAGTAATTGTAAATGGTCGCTGGATTGGCGTGACTAATAAACCGATTGAAGTATTTCAAGATTTAAAGAATAAAAAATATAAGGGAATTATTAGCATTTATACATCAATTGTGTTTAATTATAAACTAAAAGAAATTTGTGTAACAAATGAATGTGGAAGATTACTAAGACCTTTATTTAAAGTAAAGAATAATCATTTGGCAATTACTCACAAAATTATAGAATCTATTCAACAGAAGACATTATCTTGGGAAGACCTGCTTATTAATTTAAAAATAGATGAATCCGTTATTGAATATGTTGACCCAGAAGAGCAGTTATATTCTATGATTGCCACCAAGCCAAAATACATGGATAGAACTTACTCATATACGCATTGTGAAATTCACCCCAGCACAATTTTCGGAGTATTGGCATCGTGTATCCCGTTTCCAGAGCACAATCAGTCACCGCGTAACACGTATCAGTGTGCGATGGGAAAACAAGCAATCGGTATATATGTATCCAATTTCAATAAACGATTCGATAAGACGGCATACGTTCTAAATTATACGATGAGGCCACTAGTAGAAACGCGTATCATGAATATGTTACAATTGAATAAGTTGCCCTCAGGAAATCAAGTCATTGTTGCGATTATGACTCATAGCGGGTTTAATCAAGAAGACAGCATTTTGTTTAATGAAGGAAGTATTAAAAGAGGATTATTTCACGCGACCATTTATCATACAGAAAAGGATGAAGACAAAAAGGTAAATGGTGAAGAAGAAATTAGAATGAAACCGAATAAGATGACAACTAAAAATATGAAATTCGGTAATTATGATAAGATTAATAAACAGGGTGTAATGGATAAAAACGCACTTGTTGAAGATAAGGATATTATTATAGCGAAGGTTGTAGTGATTCGAGAAAATAAAAATGACAACTCTAAATTAATTAAGTATAGCGATGAAAGCAAAATCCATCGAACGGATGAGGAAACCTATGTAGATGATGTATGTATCAACCGTAATGGCGATGGATATAATTTCTGTAAAGAACGATTAAGAACTTTAAGAAAACCAAATATTGGAGATAAGTTTAGCAGTAGGCACGGGCAAAAAGGAACGATTGGAAACATTATTAGTGAAGAGGATATGCCATTTACAAAAGATGGTCTAAGGCCTGACCTCATTATTAATCCGCATGCGATTCCGTCGCGAATGACAATCGCTCAATTAAAGGAAACGCTGCTTGGTAAATTACTCCTTGAACTTGGCTTGTTTGGAGATGGAACCAGTTTCGGTGAATTAGATATGAAAACTATATTTAAGGAATTACAAAAGCACAATTATGAATCAAAAGGAAACGAATTGTTATATGATGGAAAAACGGGAGAACAAATCGAAACCAATATATTTATTGGCCCCGTATATTATCAGCGTCTTAAACACATGGTGAATGACAAACAGCATAGCCGATGTATTGGACCGATGGTGAATCTTACCCGCCAACCAGCAGAAGGACGCAGCCGTGATGGTGGTCTTCGTTTTGGAGAAATGGAACGCGATTGTATGATTTCACATGGTGCGTCAAGGTTTACACGCGAACGCATATATGATGTGTCTGACAAATACGGGGTTCATGTGTGTAAAACGTGCGGACTTATCGCAATTTATAATAATGAAAAGAATATTCATTTGTGTAATGTATGTGATAATAAAACAGAGTTCTCTTATGTCGAAATACCATTCAGTTGTAAACTACTATTTCAAGAGTTAATTTCGATGAATGTCGTCCCGCGAATTATGACATAATAAAATGAAAATAAATATGATATTAATTTTTTTTATATATAGTTGTATAGTATAATGTCTACTCCATTGGTTGGTTTTGGTTCTACTATGGTTGGAGGCGATGTTGCTTTAAGGCGAAAAATATTACGTAAAGCATTTAAATCAAATGTAGTTAAGGTTAATGGAAATACTGTATGTAAGTCAATGGCAGGACCATTTAGGGCGTCTCAAAATCAAGCTGACCCTTTAGGTCGTAAATATCAATCATGCGGCGGTTGTAATCAGGTAGGTGATGTAAATATACGTATTCATTTAAAACAAGATTCCGTAGGTTATGAATCGTGTAATGTAGAAACACTTGGTTATACACCTCGTCAAATACCTTTAGAATCCGGAAATAGCAAATATGTTCACGACAGTTCTTTATTTACTAGATTTAAAAATCTAACTAGTTTAAATCAAAATTACAATGATACAAGTTTTGGAGGAAATGATAATAATGGGGCATACGTTGCTTTAATGAGGGTTCGTAGATATTGATTTTAATATAATAATAATATATGACAATTAAAAGAAGAACTAAAAAAAGAATGAATAAAACTAAACATAAAAAACGTAAACTTACATATAAAATTGTAGGAGGAATGTTTAATGGAATTTTATCAGGCAATGGATTGAATGTTGGAAAATTTTCTAACGCCTTGACTGTCGGTTCAAAAACGTTGGGAATACATTCGTCCCAGCTAAGACCACAACGTGTGGGAACTTCCCCTACTGGTATATTTTCATTCAAACCTTCTAATTTCCAACCTAAGTTCCAAACTTCTAGGAATAACATTAAAAAGAGTTCTAAAGAAAGCGACAATGCTGGACCACAAGAAAGTAATAAAACAAATGCTGGACCACAAGAAGGTAATAAAACAAATGCTGGACCACAAGAAGGTAATAAAACAAATGCTGGACCAATTCCTACTTTACCAGGTGGGCTAAAAATGCCAGACGGAATGCCTGCTTTACCAGGTGGGCTAAAAATGCCAGACGGAATGCCTGCTTTACCAGGTGGGCTAAAAATGCCAGACGGAATGCCTGCTTTACCAGGTGGGCTAAAAATGCCAGACGGAATGCCTACTTTACCAAGTGGAGTAAATGGTTTAACTAACACATTAACAAAAGGTGTATTGCCTGACCCTACATTAGCATTAAGTAAAAGCGGCTTGGATGACAGTTCCGGGTTATTAAGCAAATTAAAAATATTGAAGGCATATCCGATGGGGTCTCTATTAATAAAAACTGTAATAAAATCATATGAAAATGTGATGTTATTTCAACACATTTTAAAATCAAAAACGTTAAAAAAAAATAAATATAAAAAACAAATTAATATATTAACTCCTGAACAAAAAAAAGATTTTGATATAGCATGTTGTTTAATTAAAAAGTTTTATATTAAGGATATAGCAAAAAATTATTCATATTTTAGAGACACTGACTATATTACAGAAAATTGTAAGGTTGTGCGTTACATAAAATACCAGATTAAATTATTTAATTCTATAGCAACAAAATATCAGAAAAATTTTACAGAAGTATTCAGCAATAATATAACTAAATTTGCCAATATAGAAAATAATATTGGAACTAAAACAATAGATAAAATACAACAAGAAATAGAGGATGCCTTTACTATAGGTAAAAATAATTATTCATATATAATACTTTTTTTGTTACACGATATAGGTAATGGAAAAATGGTAGTTGGTCCAAATTGCGAATACACCCATAAAGAAGAAAAATGCGCATTAGAAGAAACAGTCAATGCGATGTTTACTTAAGTTTTTCACCCGCCATAAATAACATACCAACAAATAATACGGCGCATGATATTAAATATACTTTATCTGCCGTCGTCATTTCATATGTTTGTTCCATTATATAATAATAATATTTTCTTTTATGTTTATATAAATGAATTATACATATGGAAAAGGGGGCACTCAACAAACACTAGCAGTCCCGGTAAATAGTAGACCATTTAATAATATAAATACTCAATTATTTACAGGTTCATTCGGAAAACCAAATCCAATTAAACATTGGCGTAAACAATTGATGCCTCATTATGAATCAAATTCTACTAAAATGACTATTTCTGATATTGAAAATCCTGGTGTATCTATTAATACTGATGTAGACCAATGTAACATAATTTACGACCAACTTCTCTCTACTAATAAATGTATAGGAGTTAATACAGAAAAGGGATGTGTAGGTGGTTCACATAATATAAGACGTTCGGGCTCCACATTATATGGACCTAATTACTGTTCTTCTACTAAGCAATACTTACAAAAAAGATGTAAATCATACGAACAAAATATTATGGTTGGACAACTAATTGATAAAGACCAAAACTTATATAAATCTACAATCTGTAATACAGATGATTCTAAAACAAAATGCGTCGTCTATAAAAGAAATAATGCTACATTTAATACCATTGACTCTGTAGTCGCATCCAATTATGTATCCAAGAGAAAGAATGATGCTATAAATCGGTCTCCTTATAATCCGAATAAAAAATTAGAACAACCGTGCGTCAGTTGTAAGGTTTAAGCATATATTTCATTCAACGGTAAATTATTTTTTTTACACCATTTAATACATTTTGATAAATATGCTTTTTTTAATTGTTCATGTTTATCGTATTTATTTTTATCTGTTATATAAGTTATAATATTCATTATATTTTCGATTTGAGATTGCCCGAAAATAGAGTTGATTTCCTTTATTTTATCTAAAAAACAATTAGATATAGTAATATCCAATATAGAAGTTATACTATGTGTATTAATCAAATGAAACTTCTCAATTATATTTTGAATTAAATTATTAATATTAGGAACCATTTTAAAGTTTAGACATACAATATATTTTTCTGAGTTGGCTGGCCGGCTTGGAAGTGGTTTAGTAATACTTACGGTTTCATACAAATAGGTAAGCAAATATAATATTTCTATAGACAAAGAACTAAACGTGTCAAATACTTTCAATATAAAAGACCCCCCCTTTTTTTGTAAAACCATCGCAAAACAGACCTCGGCAAAAATAAGATTTAATGAACTCTCTTCTTGTTTATTAAAGTCTATACTAAAATCAAACCCGCCATCTCCTGTTATAAAATCCATACTGTGTTTGTAATGGTCGCGAATATATACAAGATTCTCAACGTTATATAAATTGCCCGTCTTATCGGCACCTTTCTCTATAATAACATTTGAATGTTTATTTAAAAAATAGTTGGATTTATCCCATTTAGGAACATCCTTATTTCCTACCATTAAAGTCATACCATAATACATGTCATAATCATTGTTGCGAATATATTGAAGGGCCTCTATAAATCCGCCTGGTCCTTCAGCCAAATGAAAACTTTTAATATTCTTATCAAAATAAAAATTATAATGGTTTATAATTTCAATCATTTTAAAAAACGCCCTTGAAATAGGTTTATAAGAACATATACAACAGGTCGATGCGTCATAATTTGTATTAATAAATTCGTATGGATTAGAATACTTTTTGTTTTTATCCCATAAATCAATGATAGGGTCAATTTCTAATTTAATATTATGAGTATAATTGCGTAGGGTTTCATTAATATAAAACATTGGTTTATCCATTTTAATATTGAGCTCGGGTATAATCGTTACTACTTCATTTATGTTATAGCTATTCATCTAATTAAATTACATCACATTCATTTATACTATTTTTTATTATACTATTTTTTTAATACAATCTTTTTATTTAATTTTACAGGTTTTCCGATAGTATATGAAACCTCTTCGCCTCGAGTGAATTGGTCATGTATTTGAGTCGTTGCTACAGACCGCACTTTTTTAAACATAAAGTATTTATTTAAGAATGAAATTTGTTGTTCTTCTGGTGACATAACAAATCCACCTTTTTTATATATACTTTCGAATGTATCGATGGGTTCTAAATCCTTAACAGGTGAGTGTGGCATAAAACCATAATTTCCCATCATTTCTATAAAGTAAGGGAAATGAACTAAATATTCTTCAAACTCTTTATTAATCGAATCTTGATACACTCCTACAGTATAACCCAAACAATTCTCTTTTGTAAATTCTTCATTATTATACATTTTTTTAATAGACCATACTTTGGATTCTTTTATATATAATGAGGATGATTCTCCATCAGGGAATGGTTCTAATTTGTTAAATACTGATTCGCCATCATAACAAGTTCCAATTAAATATCCGCCAACTTTAATCATATCACTACAATTTTTTAAGAAATTATGAAGTGTAAATATATCTTTAAACATATAATGAATTGCGAATTGTATTGAACCAATGTCGAACAAGTCGGATGATATACCGAATAATTTTGATATATATGGTCCATGAATAGCGCTCGGTTTTCCAATACCCATTACTTGGTCTATAACAAATTTACTGTTTGTTTCTTCTTGTTTATCATCATCCTTCGCAAAATCTCCATTTAAAATTATTTTGGATGTATCGCCGTGAATGAATAACGCATCGATTAGATTACTCCATTTCTTTTTTAATCCCAAGTATCTTGCGCACACACCTCCTTTTGGATTATGAATATTATCTTTTGAAATATCAATGCCTAATACAAACTTGAGCTTATTCGCATTCCATTTATATAAATCACCGCCTCTACCTACAGCAAAATCAACCAATGTATTTCCTGGTTTACATACTTTATCTATTATTAGGCGTTTTACTCCCATATTGTGAAATGTCTTCATTTTATGTGTTTTAGACTTGCTTTCATCTGTGTTATAATATACATCGTCATTTTCATCATCCATTGATATTTCTGTATAAGATGTAAGCATTTCTTTTGTAACCGGGTTATGTATTGTATGCCAATTGCTATTTGCGACGTGATACGCATTTCCAAATGATTTCTTTTTTTTATAATCAGCTGTTTTGTCATAACGAATCCTCAAGGGAACCCACGACATTCGCCTGTCATCATTTTTAACATATTTAAATTCTACAACAATATCAGAATCAATTGCTTCATTATTTTCTGTAAACATTTTCATTTCTCCGCTGCTATCATTTTTAAGAGGTATGTAACAAATATGCGCTAATTGGTCAATTGGCGAAGTTGGTGTGAATAAAACAGGTGAATATACTGATTCGCCGCCTCTTGATGTAATTCCTTCAAACATTAATTGCTGTGGGTTTAAGTGACCGTCTTTTTTCTCATTATAACCAACATACAAATTTAATATTTTATAAGGTTGAACGTTGCCCCCTTCGTTAATATATTCAATATCATCTTGTGCGCCAATCCGTTTAACTTTTATCAAGAAATCAATCGTGTTAAATTCAGGCGGCTTCCATTTAAAACTGTGTTTCCAAGTATACTTTTTATTTTTTATAGTATCATCCTTGGTCTCCATACCAACGCCCAATACATTTGATGTAAATATAATACCATCTGTCTCGTATGGGTATGAATGCGCCTCAATCGATTTAAATAGCTTGGCACAACAATCATAAATGGTTTCTGTTTTAGTAGAAGCATAAAATTTCTTTACAACAAATGAGGGTTGTTCTGTATCAGATTCAAACTTAAATTTCATAGTGCTCATAATCTGATTGAGTATTACATATCGGCATTCTGTTTGCGAAATAAATGGAAATTTCCTGATATCTTTTTTAGATATAAAATAAATATCGAATGCTGCGTATAAATTAATATATCGTTTGTTTTTATCATATAAAATGTGTTCTCCGTCAATAATGGTTCCATACATTTTTGTATCCATACAAATAGCTCCCGTATATTGAACGTTCATATTCATTGTCATATAATAAACCCGACCGGACATGGAAATAATTAATAATTTTCTGTCTCCATCTGCTTTATCCGTAACGCAAAAGTTATTTAATACCGATGGATTTAAATTTTCTGGGTCATCACTTAAATTCATTTTTTGAAGAGTTAATGACGAAGGACCTATAAACATGGATGGTTCAACCACATCAGTCACCTTATTACCAATAAACGTATTATAATCACGGAATACCGTTTTTTGTTCTGTTAATGAAATTGGGAAATTCGATGATTGGAAACCTGCTGCAACATATTTAATTGTATTTTTCATATCTTCTTTTAATTTATTATATTTAAGTTCGATTGATTTTTTTTCTTTTAATAAATATCGCAAATCATTAATTTCGATTTCAATTTCATACTCATCATTTGTGCTAAATAATTTACTCATTGAGAAATCTTGCTCCTTTAGTAATGCGCCATCCCTTGATTTTGCTGATTTTACAATACTCAAATCAACGCATAGCGCTTTTTTATCTGGATGTTGTAATTTAATACGCGTCATATAACGGTATGATTTTTCTATACTTTTCCAATTTTTATATAAATCCGCAATATCAGGGTCAGCGTTATCGTATTTATACTCTTTCTGTATAGAAATCCTAAAATTAAAGTCAGTATTATCTATATATCTATCAATATTTTCCTTAATAATATGCTCTGTATTATCAGGTAATATATTTGTTTTACAGTATTCTCGTATACTACTTAAATCATTAATTTCGCTTCTTAGTCTGGTCGCATTATCTGTTATTATTTTCAAGTGATATTGTTCGGAAACTTTAACAAATCCATGAGATATTAATTTGTTATAAACCCTTTCAAACTCCATTTTACTGATAGAGTTTTTAAGACCAAACCGAGTCTCAAACTCAATGCTTGAGTTTTTCTGGCGTATATCATATTTAGTTTTTACTTCCTGACTAGGATTGTATTTTTTAGCGATAGCCTGTTTAAATAAGATAAAGGCTTCATTTAGCGACATTTGGTATATATTATTATATAGTATTTAATTAATCAATTTTAAATATATTTAAATTTACTAAATTATTGTATATTGAATCGTATAAAATTTGCTTTTTTATTTTTTCATGATTCAAATGTAATTTAATAGCGATTTGTATTAGTTCATCTAATTTATAATAAGACATACAATTCATGGGTTTTTCTAAATTAATAATTTCATAATGCGTATTATATATGGATTCTGTATAATCCAAAAATTTAAAGTTGTTATCCATTACTAGTATAGGGCTATCTTCGTTATGAAACATTTTAATGTATATTTGGTCTTTTACAAAGATTAAATTAATTTTATAATACATACATATTGCGTTTAACGTGATTAAATGAATATTAAAATCATACAACAAATTATCCATAATAAAATCCTTCTTTTTTATTTTTAATTTATTTATTTCTTCTGCCATTTTTGTTTTAACCTGCTTCTCATTATATGTAGTAAAACTTATATAGTCTAAATTATTTATTTTACGGTAAATTTCATAAAATAAATAATCATACGGTTCTTCCTTTTTTTTAATCTTTTTTCGTTTATATTTGGGTAAATCAAATGTTCGTTTCATAAACAAAATTGAGTAATCTCTTATATTAAGCATTAATTAATTATTACATGTAATATTTATATTATTTTTTAATATATTTTTTTCATTTTCAATTACATCAAAATCATTTTGCTGTTTTAGAAAATAAATAATTCTCTCTTCTATTAAATTTAATGTATTGTCATTCAAATCTTCCATATGAATAAAGGTTCCATTATTATTTTCACTAAGAGTCAAATTATTGTTACTATTTATTATTTTAAGTATTTCAATGTGTTGTTCTTTTGGGAATGATTCTATTGTTTTACACATTTGTTCGAGTTTTTTTGTTGTATATACCATATTAATGTATAATTAAAAAATTGTTTATATTATTTCGTCATTATATTATTTTGACATTATATTATAGTATTTCACCAATTACGCTAATAAACTCATCGTTTAATTCAAACCTATGGCCTATAACACGAATCTTAATGGTCTGTCCTTCTTCATATTCTTCGAAATTTTTATTTGCGTTATGCTCCCTGCTGATGAATAATACAATTGGATTATATTTCTCTGTGATTACTCCGCGAATACCTATTTTTGTAATATTTTTTATTTTACACATCAACTCCATATTTTCATATGGAAAACAAGCATCAACCGAATATATTACGTCATAGACAACAGAATCTGCTTTTAAAAGCCCTGTTGAATAATTTACAATGGTTGAACTACTTGGGCGAATATAGCCTTCCTTGCGGCATTTGCCTTCTAATTCTTTTTCAGCATATTTTTTAAAATAAACATCCATGTTATTCCCTACTTTATTAAATGGAACCTTTATTTTATGATGTATTAGTGAAGTTACATATAATTTAGTATCCTGTATAACAACTTCTTCCGGTTCGGGTTTAATTACATTTACCGGCTTTTTTTCAAGTTTTACACCGCTTAGTGCCATTTTAAGATATTTATGTTTCATCGATATAATCGCAATAATAGTTTGTTGCTGAATCGTATTTAATTCTCTTCCTTCCGCATTTTCTAATATGCTTAATTGTAGTTCCTTGTCCGTTGCGACTCCTTTAATTGCTTTCGAATCCTGGATTTTTTCCTCCTCTTCTTTTTTAAACTTATAACGGTCTACTACTTCAGCCATTTTTTTGTCTCCCCATTGATTTAACGTTTCAATTTCTTCCTCTATAATATTTTTATAAGATTCATCTAAACCCGCAATTTGTGTGTCTAATTCATTAAGTTCTGCTGTATAATTTTCGGCTTGTCTTACCTTTTCAATTAATTTGCGTTCCTTTCCTGTGTAAGATGATGGTGGCCTTTTTACAACTGGAACTGGCACAGATGCGGTCCGTTTACGTGCTTCAATAACTTGCTCCTCAGTTGGAACTGGCGCCATTTTATATACAAACATCGCACCATTTAATGCCGATTCTATATCTAATTTATATTGTTCAATCAACTCATCAGCTTTTTTTCTAATATTATCTTTACCGGTGTCTTTATAATCTTCATATAGAGTATTTATATCTGATACAAATTTTGCCCTTAGTTCATTAATCTTTTTATCCGCTGTAGCTTTTCGCTGTATTTCATCTTCAGTTGTGTATGTATATTTTTTATAATTTTCTTCTATAAAGTCATCGATTCTATCAACATCTAACATTTTAACTATTTCAACATCATCAATCTCAGGCAATTGTGGATTTGTAACAATTGTGCTCTTCTTACTTTTGGTTGCTTTTGTCGAACTTTTTACTTTAGTTGCCATTATCTATTATATTTAAATATGTTTTTTCTATCTCAATTTTTATTTAAATAATAAAACTCCAATTTATTTAAAAAACATCTTGCCTTTTTCGTATTATTCTTATCATAATGCCTTAATAATAATTCCTCTATTACACTTAATTCATTCTTTTTTTTGGATTGGGTATTTGTTTTATTAAATGCGCCTGCTTTATTAATAGTAGTATTAAGGAGTGATATAATCGCAGGCTTGGCTTTATTTTCAACGAGCGCGCCGGTAGTTTTAGTATCCTCTTCATCCCTTATTTTAAATTCAAACGTATTAGATGCTTTATTTAATCCCATAAACCCTATAATTTTGAAGAATGGTCCTTTAGGAATAGAAATCTTTTTTTTAATACTTGGCGCAATAATATTTCTCTCGGTATAAGTGGATTCCCTCCATTTAAAATTATCATATACAAGAATATGTTCGTTATCCTCTTTTAATAATACGTCAATTAAATATATCGCGTGTATTTTATCAATATGAATAATAAATTTATCGTAATATTCTTTTATCAAGTTTTCTAATACGCCATCCTTATTGAATACTTCATTTAATATAATCATTTCATCCTGTAAAGATAATTGTTCGCATAAATGAGAGATTAAATGTTCGGATAATTCAGCATCGGATACACCCATACCTTTTAAATATTCTGAACTTGTATTAAAGAAATTATACCAATCATCTTCGTTTTTTAATTGGTCATGCTCTTCTAATGCTCGAGTGTATTTATCCCGAAATACGGCCATCACTTCGTTATCATCTTCAACCTCTTCATGTTCTATATCCAATGAAAAATGCTTATCCTTAACTTGTATAGGGACAATTCTTTCATACATAGAAACATGCTTGTCATTTATTTCGATTGGCTGAAAAAAATACAAATCTAATACGTGTATTATTGTGCCCTTTTTCCCGAATTTATCTACCAATGTAGAAATCTCTAAATCTTGTAACGCCCTTTCAATCTCTTCTACATGGATTCCTTTTGTTTTTACTAATTTATCTATTTCCGCTCTTTTATAAGAGTGCTTTAGTTTGAATAAGTTTTTAATTTTTTCAAGCACTTTATTGCTTTGAGTGAATTGATATTCATAAGTGGATATATCAGTCGCATCTTTATCGGATACTGTATTTATACATTCATACTCGCAATTATCGCTATAATCACATAAAGATGTGAACTGTTCGTCTTTCACAATATAATCAATCTTTTTAGAATCACTTAAGGTAAGTTTAATTTTTTGATTCATACGCGCGAATAATTGTTGTTCCTTATTCAAAATACAATCGACCGCAACCGATTTTAATACGCGAGATACCCTACCAATATTAATGGATTTTTTCTCAGATAATCGATATAAATACATATCCATGGATTCAATGCTTGTATTCAATGAACTACAGTGTAAAAAGGCTTCTACATTTCTCTCGTCCAAAGGTAATTCCTTATGACTACAGTTTCTTCTCGCTCTGCCTATAATCTGTTCTATACGATTCATATTATACCACGGCTCTAATATATGAACCTGTCTTATATTTTTTAAATCAATGCCCTCACTTCCTGCTTGTGAAATCATTACAACTTTAATTTTTTCACCATTTATATTATTGTGAGTTAATGCCTCAATCTCTTCATTATTATCCGGGCTTAATGTTTTTTCGCCGCAAATGATAGAGTATGTAAATTTTTTCATTGGCACATAATCACTTTCTTTATAAGGCTTTGTTTTAAATAATGTTTTAGATTTTGCGCCATATCGTGTAAACCCAATGTGTTCTAAAGCAAGCGCCAATGGAACAATCCCGCCATCAATATAGCCGGAATAAATTAATACAATGCCCTTTGAATTTATGATACGGTCCAATATAGCCTTTATTTTATGACTATATTTGCCAATTTCATCATATGCGAACATATTTTTTAATCTTTTATATTCAAAATTATTTTTACTTGGTGGATTTTGTCTCTCATTATAATTCATTACACTTTTTAATCCAACATTTCCTGTAAGGAATGAATTATCATCTGGATAAACAATATTAAGCGCTTGAATCGGCGATTGAATGATACCATATCCAAATGAATCTGTCTCTTCAAACCCTTCCTGGTCCTTTATCTTTTCACTAACTTTTTCTAAAAAATGAGTATATCCCGCTTCTTGTATTTCATTTAATGGATTAACATATAAATCTAAATATTTAATAGGCTGAGTAATTTTTTTTGTGTTAAATTGGACTCGAGGATATGCGCCAATTACTTTAATAGAATGCGGGTCATTATACATACTTGGTGTGATTAAATAAGGGAAGGAATACGGGTTTTCACCTCGAACATAAGATACGTAACCATTTGCCTTCATTATAAATAATTGCTTACCTATTTCATCACCACCCCGCATGATAAAATTGTCATTCTCATCAAATATCTCTCGGGTTCCTATAATAGACCTATTATCATTCATATTCAAAATATTTAAAACAAATATGATTTCCTTAGGGTCATTATACATGGGTGTCCCTGTCAAGAATACTAATTTTAAGTATTTGACATACTGGACCAATTGATATAATGATTTGGCAACTTTCTTATCATTTTTAATGTCCGAGTTTAACCTAATATTATGTATCTCATCAATTACAATTAATGTGTCCTCAAATTCAGATTTTAACTTTTTTTGTGTTACTCGTTCATTTACGCCTCCGTCTTGGACTGTTATACATTTTTGAATACGATTCGCAAACTCAATATAACCCGTAAACTCATAATAACTATTTATTAAACGATGTATTTTTTGGCTAAGGTCTTCGTGTGTTAAATTATTTATTTGATATACATTTAATTCCTCTATGAGTGAATTGCCTAAACACCCATGAATCGACCAATTATTATTTTTTTTAACTAATTTAGAGGGGTCAAATAACTGTAATTTGAAGTTTTCTTGAACATTCGGGGATGCTATGATTATGATTTTTTTAAAATTATGTATATATTTTGAAAATTTCCTGATGGATTCAGTGATACCTATAGCAGAGCATGTTTTACCACTGCCTAAACCGTGATATAATAAAACACCGTTATACGGGCTTTGATAAGATATGAACCGTTTTATAAACTCTTGGTGTGGCGATAATTCAAACTGTTCGTTATGCTTACATATAATATTGGCATGAGTCGAAACATCTTTAATTTCACCATCATATTTATAGCTAAACTCTTTTTTTAATGTAAGTTTTTTTTGTAATTGAGGGTCATCTAAATGTGGATAAGGTAAAGCATATGTAGGATTATCTTCAAAATATTTTTGATTTTTATATTCCTTTAATCTTAATTTTTTATAAACTTCCATTATATTTAAAAAATGTTATAATTTTTTAATAATTGATGAATTGAATTTAATATTTGTATTTTTTCAATATTGTAGTCTCTTATTTTTTCTAAACATTCTTCATATGAAAACCATTTCATGTCACCAATTTCGCTTTTCTGATAGGTTGTGTCGACTAAGGAATCATTTACTTCTATTTTCGTTAAAAAATATTTATGCTTATAGGATTTTAAATTGGACCCTGTAAATATTTCTTCAAATGGATTTAAATTTTTAATTATAATTAAATTATTTTTATGATATCCTGTTTCTTCTTCAAACTCTCTCAGAGCGCATTCTAAATCCTTTTCTTTGTAATTGCGCCGACCTTTTGGAAACCCCCATTCAGGTTCACTCCATTGTGTAGTTGTATTAAATAATTCTTTTTTATGAAGCACTACATAATTATACTTATCCTCGTTTTTTGAATCATATCTATCATTCACTTTGTTCCAAAGTTTGTCCCATAATTCAGTATAGGGTTTATTTAATATGTCATGCTTTTCTGTTTCGGTCATTTCGTTAATAATGTTTTTTAATTGAAAGTTATTATTTTCGTTGTATTTTCCTCTTAAAAAATCAACATAACCAAGACTATCCTTTCTTTTTACCAATAAATATTCAATTTTGTCTGTGTATCGATAGCATACAATTCCGAAACTTGTAATAGGTTTTTTACAATTATAAAAGAGATGCCCGTAATTTCCGCAATTATTACATAATAGTTTTTGGTCCATAATGTAAATATTATAAACTTTTTATATATTATATTTAATGATTATACCCAATTTGGATTTATTATTTAATTACATATGTTTTTCTTGTTATTATTATAGTCCTAGCAAACCTAACAAGAAAAAGATTAAAATACTATTTGAAGCCATACCTTATTTTATACCTCCTGAATATCAGGACACTCTTTTTAAAATAATTAAAAAATATCCCATTGAAAGTTTTTATGATACAAGAGAGACAATGATGGATTATGGTTATTTTATATATAGGGATTTTAACATTGAAATAAATAAACCTTATGTAAATTATAACGCCTATATGGATAAGTTTTATTTGGCACTATATCAAGATAATCGCATATATAAGAAATGGATAAAACATATAATATTTATTGTTATTATTCTTATTATAATTATTTATTATATATATAAATGAGTATATCCTTTATTATTTTAATAATTACTGGGTTATTAGCATATAACACATATCATGATAATTTTCTTTTAAAATCTTTTGGTTCCTATAAAAAATACTATAAAGTAGCGGGCATTTTAATAGTGGGTCTAGGATTTTATTTAGTAGTTCAAAGAAACCCAATACAAGGTGTCAACACCGTAAAGGCATTAAATCAATATATAAATGTTATACCAATAGATAAAGGAACAAAGGATATGATTTCTCCACTATTATCTTACAACCAGAATGAAGAGAGAGGAAGTGACCGATTAACTCAAAGCAGTAGAACACATAAAAGAAGCGTGAGCGAAACAAAGAAAAAGTTTGTAGCTTCAAACCAAAATTGGAAATGCGGTGACTGTAAAGAGAAATTGACCGCATGGTTTGAGGTCGACCATACAATAAGATTAGACCAAGGCGGAAGTAATGATATTTCTAATTTAATAGCATTGTGTAGAAATTGTCATGGGAAAAAAACTTCATTAGAGAATATTTAATATGAATATTTAATATAAATAAATAATATGTCTACCAACCCTACTAAATCTAAATTTGATATATTTATATATAATCTAACTAAAAAAAATTGGAACGAATATCCTTCATTAATAGGAGACGCATTAAGAGATTTGAATGATTATAGTAAAACATCCGATATATTTTTGCCATCATTTTTGGTATTTTTAATTGTATTTATGATTATTGTAGGGTATATTATTTTTTTCTATAATCCATATAAAATTTTAGATTACGCAAATATCCCCATGATTTTTATTTATATTATATTATTTTCATATATTTTATTTTTTACATTTCGAAAGTTCAATGATGATGAAAAATATTATAATTTACAATTTGAAATCAAATCATATACAAGTAATTATTTTAAAGTATTGTTACTTATTTTTTCATTGTTTATAGCATTTTACATTTTATATAATTTAGCCATTAGTCTATTTTTAACAAGCATTAATATTTCAACCACATTTACCATTATATCATTAGTCATTGTATTGGCGATAATTAATTCTTATACAGGCATATATAAAACTGGCACTGGAACTCCCATTTTAGATTTTTTAAAAAATTTAATTTTTTATATACCGTGTTTAATCAGTGATTTTATAGATTTTATGAAAGAAGATTATAAAAATACTCCAACAACCGTATTTATATTATTTGTTATTTTAATACTTATAAGTTTTATTTATTTGGTTACTTATTTTTTAAAATTTAAAAATAATGAAAGCAACATTGTGATTGTAGGTAATCCGGTTTATTTAAACTCAAATATAGAGTCATTATCTAAAAATGAATTAAATGAAAAAATAGTAAACTCAAAACCCTTTTATGAGAGAGCTCTTTATACATTACAGGAACAAAAAACAGTGAAATACGATTTATCATTTAATAATAGTGATACTATAGATGCTATTGACGCAATGCCCGCATATTTAGATGGATTAACACGAGCCATATATAAGAGTAAAGAAGGGTTTACATCTGTCATGACAGATGAAACATTCCCAATCCATTTTACTATCGACGATTATGACAAATATATTTTACAACAAGCAATGTGGTCGAATCCAGAAATAAATAATAATATTAAAAATAAAGACGCGAATAATGGTGACATTGGAAAATATATAAATGGTATTATAAAACAACAAAAAAAACTAATGTCTTATTATGAAAAATCAATGTTATATTTAGCAACCTTTAATAATTCTAATTTTTCAAAAAATTTTGTAAAAGATTTAAGTAATAATAATTATATTTATAGTTTATCATTTTGGATTTATCTAAATCCAACTTCAACAATGAAAGGAAAGGACATAATTATACAATACGGTAATCGCCCATCTATGTATTTTAATCACGACAAAAATGAATTAACCCTAGAAATAATTAATCAACCGGACAATACACAAGTTGTATTATATAGGTCAAGTAATATATTATATCAAAGATGGAATCATATTGTAATTAATAATAATTATGGAGAAGTAGACCTATTTATTAATAGTAATTTAGTAGGAAATTATAAAAATACAGTTAGTTATTCTATAACCAAGGACGAATTATTACAAGTTGGTTCAACAAATAATAATGATATAGGAGGCATCGCGTATATGGATTATCATGAAGCACCTCTCTCAATAAAAGATATAAGTAATAAATATATAAATAAACCATCATTTTAATATTTTATTAATATAAATGGACCTGACTTCTTTTACAACGATTATATTTATTTTATTGGGTGTAATTGGTGCGTATCTTGTATTGACAGACCAAATTGAAGGTCGCGCTAAAATTGTAATGATTATCGCTGTTTTAGTAATATTTATTGTTATAATTATGAATTTATCAATGTTTAAATCATATAGCGAAGGGAGTGATTCTCCAAAAAATGCGAATAGTATAATCCGTATATCATCTTATACCCAGAAATCATCTTATTCTATATCATTATGGATGTATATTAATGACTGGAATGATATGTTAAGTGATAAAAAAAATTTATGTATCCGAAGGACTGATAAAGGAGCAAGTCCACATATTTATTTGGATAGATACAAAAATCAGGTTAAAATTAAATATATAACCGCCCCACTGAATGACACAGTAAATTATGAGACAGACCCAGAAATCACGATAAAGGATATAAGTATACAAAAATGGGTAAATTTAGTAGTATGTTTCGGAGACAACAAAATAGATACATATGTGAATGGCAAATTGGTAAATACAACTATACCTTCTAACCCACAATATACCCAACCCGCAATGACTACTGCTGAATTAAAGCCATTTATATTCGGTGGCACGCCGGAAAATCCATCATTTACCGGTTATTTATCAAATACACGCCATTATTCTAGATTTTTAAGTCCGCAAGAAGTATGGACTATATATTCAGAAGGTTTTAGCAATAATTTATTGGGTAATTTCTTGAATCAATATAACGCAGCATTTATATTTTATGAAAATCAAAACGAAAAGGCAAAGTTTTACTTAATGTAATTTAAAATATTTTATTTATATAAATGAATATGAATAAAATAAAATTGAATAATTCAACAAATAAAACCCTATCATCGCAAGCTACAAATATCGCAGGAAAGGCATTAGAAAAAACAAAAGAGGCAGCTGAAGGTATTAAAGCAGTTGGTAATAAAATTACTAATGCAGCCAAAGAAGGTGTAGGAGCAGTTCAAAAAAAAGTAACAAACGTAGCAGGTATGGACCAAATTAAAGGGCCCTTGACAAAATGGTCCGCCATGACCGAAGAATTTTTAACAGCAAATACAGCAATAAGTAAATTTGTAAGTTTTTTTCTGTGTTTATTGTTGTTTATAATCATATTTCAAGTTGGTATGGGATTTTTAAAAAATATGTTTGGCGCCAGTTATAACCCGTATATTATTAACGGCATGGTAGCGAGTGATGTTCTTACAGTAGTGCCATCTAATCCAAATGTAGTGGGTTCTGTCCCAATTTATAGGTCGGTTGATGCTAACCAAGGATTAGAATTTAGTTGGAATGTATGGTTTATGATAAATCAAGCAGGGACGGGAGTTTCTAATAATAGAATATTTTCAAAGGGATTAGTAGGTCAAAATAATTTATCTTATACGAATGCAGAAAATGAATTTTTAAATGTATCTCCAGGGTTATTCGTAACAAATCTTACTAATACAGATAATAAACAAGTATATTTAGTCTTAGTCATGAATACATTTGATAATAGCAATAATAAGATTGAAAAAATACAAATTGAAAATATACCTATTCAAAAATGGTTATGCTGTACTATACGGGTCCAGGGTAAGTCGGTTGATATCTATATCAATGGTTTATTAAAAAAAAGAGTAAATTTAATCAATTTACCTCGTCAAAATTATTATGACACCTATATTGGTGAAGACGCAGGAATGAAAGGATATGTATCATCACTCCGATATTATGGTTATGCTGTTAGTTATGACGAGATTCAATCCTTATTTGCTTCTGGACCATCATTAAAAATGATTAGCACTACAGCTATGCCCGCAAGCAGTGATTATTTATCTTTAAATTGGTATACTATGGCACCGTATTCTACTTAAAGAATGATGTTATCATTGTATTATTTATTTTTTTATTATTTTGAATTCTAAGATAAGACTCAAATAATATTTTTTCAACCTCTTTCTCTTTTAAATCCTGTTCCTTTTTAATATATTTTGTTTCTTCTAATGTATCCTTATATGTTCTAAGCTCCTGTATAAAGCTTCCCTTTCTTCTTTTAAATTCAACCATATCATATAAAACGAGAGAGTATATCTGAAGTATTGGGTTCATAATTTGATTTGAAATATAATAACCATAATCTATTTTTAATTTATTAGTATGAATATATTGAGGTGTTTCTATTTTATCACCTTGTAATTTTTTACCATTTGTTTGAATATAAACATATGGTATACGGTCACCCGACGCAGGTTTATTTCCTGGGTCTCTGATTCCAATTCTTTCAGCCAATACATTGTGTGCGATTTGTTTTGGATTTTTATAAAAGGAACGAATCGATTTACTTATAATTAATTTTTCAATTGGCACATTTTCATTTACGATTTGGTCCAAACTTTCCTTTAAAAACTTTATTGATTTTACAATGTCTTTATCCTTCATCAAAATATCTATAATACCACCATAAACATCTTTTACTATCGGCGCATTATCTCGCCGTTTTAATACAATTCCCATCGATTTTCTTTTACACTTATGAGGGTCATCTTCATATAACATTCCAACATATCTCTTTTTAGATAACAAACAAAATGGCAAGAATGTTTTTTCGTATTCCAAATCGTGAGGTTGTTTCAGAAATGTGCTTGCCAAATGTCCCGCCTCTTTTGCCATATCAATTGTAATTTCTAATGCCTTTTGCGGGTCAATCTTTTCACCATTTTGCGTCAAATTAAATGTAAAGAATACTGAGTCAGTGTCACCATAAATATATTCAGCATTAGTCAGCATGTCACCATATTTGGTTTCTACGGTTTTATTTTTATAGACTTGTTCGATTACCTCTTTGGCATAAATAAGCATCATGCGACCCGTAGCCGTAGTTGCCGCCGCAACATCCATATCATAAAACGTGCTCGTTTTGGAACCAGCCTGACCATATAAACTGTTCGCAGTAACTTTAATACTAAGTTGGCGCTTATCAAGAACGTTTTTTTTAAATGGGTCTTGCTCTTTTTCCATTTGTTTTTTTGTAGACTTGCGAGCTGCGAGAAGCTCCTGAAGAATTGCCGGCAAAATTGCTTTTTGATTTTCAGGGTATTGCGCCCATCTAGTTATTTTATAACCATTAATTACTTTATTATTTCCCTCCGAAGTAAATGTATCAAACCGACGTTCAACATAGGAATAATTCGGCAAATTATCATATTTAAAAGTGCCGTCTTTATTACGATGACCCGTAATCTTTTTAATGTTACCTTTTAAATCATATTCTATGGAAGACACTTTACTACTCATACATAAATTTTCACTAATAATAGCAGAAGGATATAGTGAAGCATAATCTACACATGCGACAGGGTCCTTCAAATATATATTACATTTGGGTTCTAACACGACCGCTCCAGCATATCCCTCATTCTCATCACCCTTGGATATAAGCGGCATCAATACGTCTTTCTCTCTACATTTTTTCGCCATGTAACTTGTAAGTTTAATACCTTGTCCTCTTGTTACCAAGAATGTAATAGGTATGCTACACAATTTACTCATTTCGACAAATGTAGTCATAACGTCAATCTTTTGAAACAAATGATGAACTAGGTTACAATCCTGAATACAATATTTTGCGATGATACCTTTTTCTTGTGGCCCTTGTTTCGTCATTTCAAAAATATCCTGTGGGCTAATATCATCCTTTGCTAATCCCCAATTAAGATACTCATCGCATTTAATATTACCTTGAATTACAAAGCCATCTTTATTTATGTCAATCACTTTAAATTTTTCACCATCGTTATATAGCTCGGATGAATGATTTAATATTTCAAAATGAACGAAACCATCCACTTCAATGCCTTTCATATTTTTTGTATAAATCATACAAGTCTCATCATTATTAGTAAACTTTTTGACCGAATCGCTAAGCATAGTAGAAGCAACAAAGTCCAGTTTATATGAACTTAAATTAAAATCCTTACGCATATAAGTGTATAAATCTATTTGAAGACGCCCAATCATGGGAATCCACGACAAATCATAAGGTCCTGACGCAAGGACGATACTTTGCTCTTGTAATTCTAAGGGCGTGTCATTTGTCCGTCCCAATTTCATAAATAAATCTACACAATTATTCTCTTTTGCTCTATTAAACATGAACTTATAATCGAAACCGAAAATATTATAACCTATAATAATGTCCGGGTCGGTTTCCCGAATTAATTTCGTCCAAGCGCATAATATGTCTTTCTCATTATCATAACATTCAATTACTTGCCCCTCTTTAACCATTGCGGTATCAGCAATACAAATACAGTGATTTAAAAAGGGGATTTCTTCACCGTAATTTATAAAGGTGCTTCCAATAAATGTAACTTCATCACCCTTCAATTCGGGAAAATGATTATCTAACGCATCAAGCAAATATACGGTTTGAATTGCCATTTCTGTATTTGACCCAAGTAGAGATATAATATCAGAACAAGACGACTTTTTAAATTCTACATTTCCATCTTCTTCATCTTGAAAATATGCCTTTAATTTAGATACTAATTTAGTTGAATGATTTAATTTGGTTTCGAGTAAACTTTTAAAATTAATTATAAACTCTTCTTCGGTATAGTCATTTTTCAAAAAGCATGTATCAATTCGAAGCGTATTTTTAAACCCAAATACATTCAATAATAGTTCCTTTACTATATTATGAATATCATCCTTAGCAATTGAATTATTTATAATATAATAGACGATATCATAAGCTACCTTTTTATAATTTTTTATGGCTTCCGGGAAATCACCATGACTACTATTCGCCTCAATATCAAAACTACATATTTTATAGGGAACAAAACCATCATCATCTATGGATTTAACATCTCTAAAATTACATAGGATTTCATAATTACATGTTGTATTTTTTATTTTTATCTTTTTGTAAGTATCAATATTAATCCAACCAGAAGGACTTATCTGTTGGATGTGAAAGAAACGAAGAAGAGGAGGAACCATAGATTCATATAAACGCGTATAGGTTGAACCATACCGATATCCTTCGTTAATTTGCTGTGTTTCTTTATCGTAATATAATGATTTCAATTTGTGAATGAAGCCCATATTTTTACACGAAATATATATAAAATTATAATATTGTCCTCCGTCAAACCCATATAGGGTTTTCTTTTGAACCATTTCATACGAGACGATATTTTTTGATTGAAATGCCAATTCTGGTAAACTTTTTAAATGTTCTATAAATTCATCACAGTGTGTTTTTTTCCAACCAGAACCAATTTTAATATAAATGAAAGGATTAAAATCATTTATAGTAATAGAAAATGTTTCTCTTTTTTCATTTATACCAAACATTTGGATAATAAATTGGTCTTTTTCGATAACATTGAAATCGATGAGTTTACAGCGAATAGCCATTTTTTATTATTTATTATATAATAAAATTTAAATCAATTTTTTTACTTTTGTTTATTCGTCTTACCTTTTTTATTTTTATTTTTATTATTCTTTTTTGTTATTTTTTTAATGTTGCGGTGTTTATTAAGCTTATAATTATATGTTAAATTATTAGTGGAATGGTCCATGTGCTTTGTTACGAATCGTAACATATTTTCAATAGACCGTTCATCTCCAAACTTTTCTTTCATATCTCCATTTTTAACTCCTATAAGCATGGGGAATCCTTGAACGTGCTCTCTCATTGGACTTTTAGAATTTTCAAGTGCCCCCGCATTTACTTCCATTATATCGCCCGCGCATTTAAGTTTCTTTTTCATCATTTCCCATTTAGGTTTTAACATAATACAGTGAATGCACGAAGGGTGATGAAATAATACTACACCGCTCATCGTTTTTATTTTTTCATCAAACTCTTTCGAGTTACTTGGTTCTATTTTAATTACTTTAACCCTTTTTTTATTGTTACGCATATTTATAATATAACCATATATTAAAAATGGTAAAATGTAAAAAAATAAGTATATTTATTTATATTTTTGTTATATTTGTAACATGCCTAGGTATTTTTTTTATGGCAAAAATACCAAGAGAAGGGTTTGTATCAGGGCAATGTCCTACAACTATGATTAAAGATGGTTCAAAAATATTACTTTATAATCCAGAATACGCACACGTTCCTGGCGTAAATCCTATTGAAATGAATAATTTAAATGAATACAAAGAATATATTGAATGGCAGCGCGCTAATAAATTACAATGCCCCATTTTACATTTAGAAAAAGTATTTGACACACAAGGCGCACCCATGTATGAAATTAGACCAAGTTTTGTAACAGAATTAAATGTAGGTGGAATGAATCATAATTTGCCCGTAGTAAAGAATAATGCCAATGTTAAACAAACTATGGATGCTGCGCTTGAGTCACCACCTTATAATTGTAATCAATATGAATCATATGATAAAGATAATCAAAATATAGGTGTTACAGGAATTCCTTAATGTTTTTAATTACGTTTTTATTTAATTTTTTGGATTTATTTGTTTTAAGATTAATATATTCAAATGATTCTAAACATTCGGGGTTTTCTGCCAATGCTTTTATTAAAAGTGTAATATGTTTATAATTATCCATTAATATGGTCGCAGTAACCGTGCTTATACCAGGGATTTGACATAACATAAAAATACTAATATTATCGCGCGTTATATTAGTATTTTTTTGCTTTTGAATTATCCCTTCTGTTTCTTCATAGACTCCTGAAGCAGTTTTAATTTCAGTGGATTTAATTTTTTCAGCAAATTGTATTATAAAATACGCAGTCTCTTTTACGTTTTTTGTTAAAAATACTTGAAACCCTTTAGTTGTTAAGCTATACATTGTCCTTACAAGCGTATCTTTTGTAATATTTCCTACATATAAATCTAAATTCCCCTCAATCATATATATAACAGAAAACCCTTCCTCGAGTGACTTTTGAAGCCTAAATGACTGTTCTCTGTAACGTCCATCCTTAATACTTGCTGCTAAATCTGTTAATGTTTTTCGTTCGATGATAATTTTATTTCCGATGATTGTATCTCCTAACGCAAGTTGTTGAGTAATAATATTAATGTCAGTTGGTTTTAATAATGAAAACATCGCCATCAAGTCCCTCTCTCTTGAGTCAATAATAATATTCATTATTAAAATATGTATAGTATTATTATATTGTTTTATTTATTACAGCATGTTTTTACAGCCTGTCCCCATATAGTAAATGTAAGGTTATTAGGGGTATTTGATTTTAAATGATTTCTTGATATGCGCCTCCAGTCAGAGCCATAAACAAGGCCGGCCTTTTTCATGCCACCCCCGCAAGAGTCCGCGTTATTTACCATCGATTGTATATTCTTAATATATGGCATTATAAATTACGCCAATATTTTATTTTATTTTTAATTCATTAATTTCCTTTTTTAATTCCTTGACACATTCTAATAAAACCGCAACCATGGATTGATAATTTATAGATTTAATATCTTTAGTCTCTGAAACTAAATCGGGAAAGTATTCTTCTACTTCTTGCGCGATTAAACCAATATATATTTTGTCTTTATCTGGTAAATCCTTTCTTGTGAATGAATAACCAGAAATATGGTCTATTTTACTTAGACAAGATGTTAAATTACATATATTATCCTTAATTCTAATATCTGAATATGAAGTAATATTGCCACCTAATAATATATTTCCATCTATTTTTGTATTTCCTATTACGTCCAGTGTAGTCTCTCCATCATGTTCTATATACATAGGTCCATTCATATTAATAAGCCCACTATAGTCAATCGTGCCAGAACCAGATATAGTTAATGAATCACTAACTATACTAAAGATAGAACTAGTTATGTCAACCGGTCCATTATAAATAATTCCAGTCGTTAATGAATTCGCACATATATCTAAATAGGTTTCAGTAGTAGAACCAACATTTATGATTCCATCATATTTCATAATTCCTGACGCATTTAAATTAAATTCAGATAATGAATTTTGTCCTATATTCATACTTCCATCGTAATTTATAACGCCATTTCCATTTAAATTAAAGTTTGTTAAATTATTTTGACCTATATTCATAGTTCCATCATAATTTATAATACCCATACCATTTAAATTAAAGTCGGTTGTTGTAGTTTGTCCTATATTCATACTTCCATCATATGTTATAAGACCGTTAGCGTTTAAATTAAATGTGTTTGGAAGTTCACGACCAATATCAACAGGTCCATTATATGTTATACCTGTGAGGGCAGAATTTGCGCTTAAATCAAATGTTGATGTATAATTATATTCTGGGTTACTTGTAGACAACCCATGCGAAAAAAACCCATATGTATATGTATTCGTTAATATATATGAATCAATATTTCCAAATAAATATTTTGTATATATAATACTATCCGAAAAAACTTTATTAGACAATATAAATGTAGTATTATTATCATTTGTGACGTCTTTATTAGTAATTTCAACATTTATATCATCGCATCTAATTTTACCAGCAATCAATGTTCCTATATATGCCGATTCACTTACTTCAAATATAGAATCAGAATATTGATTATTTTTATTACCAGGTCCTCCTATATATATTCTTTTATTACAATCTAGATTTTTTGTTGCTATTATATCTCCATTAACATTTAAAATATTTAACGTGGTAGCTCCATTTACTTGTAACTGACTTACATTTAATAAACTATTTACATTAGTAGTTGATAATGTTGTATTACCTGATACATTTAATGTATTTAATTTAGTATTAGTTTGAACACTTAAATTATTTATTACTGCTGTTTGTTTTATATTAATTTCACCATTAAATGAAGCATTATTTGTAACGTATAATTCATTTAGTGACGTATTTTTTAAAGAAATAATATTATCATTAAATGTAGATTTATTATTAACATATAATGTATTTAACGAAGCATTATTTATTACACTTAAATTTTGTATAGTTGCTATATTACTTGTATACAACGTTGGGCTACTTAAATTTGTATCAACTACAACATCTTTTTTAAAAAATGATTTATCTATTACAGTTAATGATGAATTAAAGGATACAGGTCCTTTTACTATAAGAGAATTAGAAATATCTGCTGCCCCATTAATACTAACATTTGAATTTACTAATACATTTTTATTTACATATAAATTAGAATAAAGTGATGTATTACCTGAAACATTTAATTTTGTATATAATAATACATCATCACGAACGTTTAAATTCGACGACACATCTAAAATTCCTTCAATGAAAACATTATTATTAAAAGAACTGTCATTTAATACGTTTAAATTATTTGTAATATTCATATCTTTTACTGTTAATTCATTATCAAATACTGTATTTCCACCTACATTTAAATTGCCATTTACAAAAAGATTTTTACTTATATTACAATTACCATTTAATATACAATCGGATTGAAAATAAGATGACCCATTTACAAAAAAAGTAACATTATAATTATCAGATATATCATCCGAAATATCAAATAAAGTCCCTTTAAGACCGACACTTAAATGATAGCTTGCTGATAAAGAGTTAACTTCCCAACTAGATAATGTTAATTGGTCATATACATAATCTACTAATACAGACCTTTCTAAAAATTCATTAATTGATATTATACCATATTTTGTTTGTGTTGTATTAGACATAATATATAAAAAACATATTTAAATACTAAATAACTAATTTAAATAATGGAGGAGTTTTATAATCCTTACAATGATAAAAATACTGAAATTAATGATGAAAATATTAAACAACTCTTAGAAGGATTTAATATTTTCTATACAATTAACAATATCGAATTGTTTAAAAGGGCATTTATTCACAGGTCATATGTAAAAAGTAATTTAACTGAAATAAAATTGGTTAAAATACCCTATAAATGTATTGAATTAAAACAATATTCGAATGAACGGCTTGAATTTTTGGGCGATGGTGTATTGGAATGTATTACCAAAATGTATTTGTATAAAAGGTTTCCAGACGCGGATGAAGGATTCATGACTGAAAAAAAGATTTGTTTGGTAAAAAACGACCATATCGGAAAATTGGCATATAAAATGGGATTAAATAAATGGTTTATAATTTCAAAGAATGCCGAAGAAAAGAAGATACGTGTCAATTATAAAAAATTGGGGTGTTTATTTGAAGCATTTTTAGGTGCTTTATTTTTAGACGCAAATGAAATTAAAATAGATGATAACAGTAATTTATTTAACAATTATTTTAATGTAGGACCTGGATTTCAAATTTGTCAAATATTCATCGAGTCTATATATGAGAAATTAGTAGATTGGAATGAAATATTAGAGAATGATGACAATTTTAAAAATCTATTTCAAGTCAGAATACAAAAGGAGTTTAAAAAAACGCCAGAGTATATTATTTTAAATCATGATGAAGAATTAAGATATACAATGGGAGTTTATTTATGTTTAGAAGATATACACGGGCTAAATCCAGAAAAGGCAGTTCCGTTTGAACAAATTAAAACATTTGAGAATATTAAAAAAAATAATCATAAATTTATATTTTTTGCTTCTGGAACTCATAAAATTAAAAAGAAGGCAGAACAATTGGCGTGTTTTGAAGCATTAAAACAAATAGATAAAGTATAAGATTTTTATTTATTTAATTTATATAATGAGTTTAGATTTATTTTTAGTAATACCTGCTGATTTACCTCAAATATTATTAGTTACTCCTATTAAAGAAGAATTAACTACACGATATTTGGATGAAGTAGCAGCTCTTTTAAAACTTGCCCGAATTGATTATAATCAAAAGGAAGTTATTAAACAAGCGATTAAATTAAATCAACCTATTATTTTAAGAGGATTGATTCGTAAAAAACTTGTTAAAAAGGAAAAGACTAAATCCAACGTATTGTCGCCTAATACTCTATTAAGCCAGATAATAGATGACGACGAATACAAAGAAAACCTAAAGGGGTATTTAAATACTGTTCCAGAAGATGAAAGGCAAGCATTATATCCAAATAATAGAATTGAGTTTTTAGATGAAATAAACAGAAAAATGCTTTCATTAAAAATCGAGGAAGATGATTCCAGCTGTACTAAAAAAGGGGACGCTGAATTTACACCTCTTGTTCATCAGATGATTGTTACTCGATATTTAAATTCATTCACACCCTACCGCGGTCTTTTATTATACCATGGATTAGGTTCAGGTAAGACATGTAGTTCTATTAGTATTATTGAAGGTATGAAAAACACGCATAAAGTATTTGTAATGACCCCTGCTTCATTACAAGCCAATTACAGAACACAGATGAAATATTGCGGAGACCAACTATTTAAAACAAATAATTATTGGTCCTTTAAAGAATTGCCTAGTGGTGGAGAAAAATTATTGAACTTTTATGATAGTGTTAAGATAACAGAATCTTTTTTAAAACGTCACCCTGAATTAGATAGATATATTCATACTATTGGCGGGTTATGGGTTGTAGATGAGACCAAGGACCCCAATTTTAGCACGCTAGAAGAAGATGAAAAAGAACAAATTGATAATCAAATTACTATATTAATTAAAAATAAATATTCGTTTATTAATTACAATGGTATAAATAAAAAAAGATGGAATGATTATACAAAAAATAAAACAATTAACCCATTCGACCATAGCGTATTAGTGATTGATGAGGTTCATAATTTTGTAAGTCGAATTGTAAATAAATTACACAAAAAAAATACCGTATCTACTGATATTTATGAGGCAATTATGGAAGCAGAAGATTGTAAAGTAGTAACTTTATCAGGAACGCCTTATATTAATAACCCATGTGAATTGGGAATATTATTTAATATCATTGGTGGTTACACTTATTGTTTAGAAATAGGTATTAAAACATTAAAAGTAGATTTAGATGAAAAAATGTTTAAAATTTTATTGAATAAACCATTTATTGATTCATTTGAATATGACCCAACACAAAAAAAATTAAAAGTAATACAGAATCCATATGGATTTTCAAGGTTGGAAACAGGTCAACTTAAATACGATGAAACATTTATATCGAGAGAGGATTTTATAACATCCGTTCTTGATTTATTAAAGGGTAATGCTTCATTTGTAGTGGAGAAATCACAATATGTTAAATATAATAAATTGCCCGACCACATAAAAGAATTTGATTCCTATTTCGTGACAGAAGATTTAAAAATTAAAAATAAAGAATGGTTTCAAAGTAAAATTGCTGGCATGGTATCTTATTTAGGTGATAAAGCTAATTTAATGCCTGATATCATTAAAGCCGATGATGGCAATGATATTCATTTGGAATACTCCGATATGAGTTTACACCAAATTAAAGCATATTCCGCAATTAGAAATGATGAAAGAAAAAAAGACAAACGAAAGAAGAAAAAGGATGAAGAAGAGTTCAGTTCAACCTATCGTGTATTTTCAAGATTATGCTGTAATTTTTCATTCCCGGATGATATTGGACGCCCAATGCCAAACGGAAATGCCACAGAAGAAGATATTGATGTAGTTGAGAATGATAAACTATTAGAAGATGTCGACGGTAAGTATGACGAGTTTGATACAGAATCTAGAATAGTAGATTCTTCATATAAATCACAAATTGATTCTGTATTAAAAAAGTTTACATCAAACCCTGCTAAATATTTCAATAGCGATATACCTAAACTTGTAAGTGGTGTAGAAAGTGGCGATTCTTTAAAAGAATTAAGCCCTAAATTTCTTCAAATATTATCAAACATTATGAACCCGGATAATATAGGATGTCATTTAATATATAGTAATTTTAGACAGTTGGAAGGCATTGGTATTTTATCTATTATATTAAAATTTTATGGATATGTAGAATTAAAAGTAAATAAAAAAGGTTTACTTGAATTAGATGATAAGATGTATGGTAATGATAGATACATCGACTCTAAAAAAATATTTTCGTTATATACAGGGACTGAAAGCCCCGAACAAAAAGAAATTATCCGTAACATATACAATAGCAAATATGACGCATTACCAAATAATATACAGGCGCAATTAAAGGAAATGTTCCCTAACAATACCGACAAAAACTTATATGGAGAAATTATTAAAGTATTTATGATTACTGCGTCTGGTGCGGAGGGCATTGATTTAAAAAATACCAGATTCGTTCATATTCTTGAACCTTATTGGCATCATGTTCGTATTAATCAAGTAATCGGACGCGCTAGACGCATATGTAGTCACGCCGATTTACCTGAAGAATACAGAAATGTTACGGTTTATATGTATATGAGTAAATTTAAAGATGGTATGGATTTGGAAGAATTTTCACAATTAAAAAGTATGGATAACTCAATATCTACAGACCAATTGTTATTTAATATTATGGAGAGAAAGCGAGGATTATCTGTTATGTTTTTGGATACATTGAAAGAAGCCTCTATTGATTGTATCGTAAATTATAAGGATAAATGTGTGATTAAACCATTTGCTACATTGAAAAATAATAAAATGAGTAGCGTTGATTATAAAATGGACCCTATTCAAAAGTTTGAGTCAGTTACACAAACAGTTAAATTGTATAAGAAGTCGCTTGATACAAATGGTGAATTAGTGGCTTATGCGGTAGATACTTCTAAAACACCCAATATTTTATATAATTATAAAGCATATATGGATAGTGTAAAGGCAAAAGAATTAGATAATAAAAAAGAAATAATATTAGTTAAAGTTGGAACACTTCTTGATGGCAAAGTTATATTATTATAATAATTGATTTGATATATATTAATAATTATATATCAAAAATGTCAATCCAATCAGTCTGTAACTTTCTTCTATCGTTGTGCTCAAAAAATCATGAGACGAATGAAAAATCAAATGATATATTGGTATCATTAGACGCAACGACCCCTATATTTTCACTAGAAGGTATGTTATTTGACGCAAAAATAGTCGATGTCCACGATGGAGATACTGTAAAAGCAGTATTCAATGTATTTGGTAAATATTATAAATGGAATTGTAGAATTGCGCACGTAGACACACCCGAATTGAGAACAGACAATTTAGAAGAAAAACAACGAGGAATATATGTAAGAGATAAACTAAGAGAGCAAATTTTAAACAAGGTTGTTACGGTACATTGTTTAAAATTTGATAAGTATGGACGACTATTGGTCGAGATTGTTACTACTGAGTTAAATATTCCCATTCATCAATGGTTAATTCAAAATAAATACGCAAATCCGTATGAAGGTAAAAAGAAAATTAAATTTATTAAAACAAATAATCTTTAAGCTTTACCACATATTCCATATTTTGTGCCACACTCCATTTTTCCACATTTAGGATAATTTGCGGGACACACATATTTTGTGTCAGTTAATATACCTGGTTGGTTACAACATAAATCATCTCCTATATTTGTTCCAAAATCCGCAATACAATCGATATCTTCTGGTTTTACATCACATTTATCTATTTTTGTTGTTAAACCCTGTAATTGTGATAATATATTCTTTAATAAACTATTACCTGATGTATCATAAAAATTATTACTTATATCAATTTTAGCATCTTTTTTTCTATAAATATTATTGCTTAAATCCAAGTTTATATTGTATATATCTTGTAAATTGTTGCTTAAATCTATCTCGGCGTCATATATCGAACGTATATTAGAATTTATTTGAGTAAAGCGGTCATTTCCTGGAAAAACACTACCATCTGGTTGAAGTAATGGGTCAATAAAACTCTCTTTAATGTTAAACGCTTTTAAGAATACTGGAATAATTATAAAAGATATAAATAAAATGATAATGATAACTAACCATTTATTCATTATATATTAAACAATCTATTTTTTATTGAATTATTTCATTAATAATCGTTTCCTCACATCAGTTTTAAAAATATCGTCCTCTACTTTGTAAGCATCTATATTACTTAATATAAGTTTTGTTAATTTTAATTGTTCTTTGTTATAATTATTTATTTTTTTATTTATTGCGTCATAATCAACATTACCGGTTTGTTGGTTATTTTGTAGTATATTGAAATTTATATCATCTAATTTTTTTAAATAAGTCGCATTAGTAGATTGTATAGTTTTATCCATAGTTTGTATAGCACCAGTATTTGATAAATTTGTTGTATTATAAGCGTTTATATTTTCATTCATTTTATCCATTTTTGTGTTAAATTCACCCATTTGTAAATTATTACTTAGTTTTCCTGAAGCGGATGGTGTTAAAGTTGTTATTGGTGAAGCGGTTGTTATTGGTGAAACGGTTGTTATTGGCGTTGAAGTTGTTATTGGTGAAGCGGTTGTTATTGGCGTTGAAGTTGTTATTGGTGAAGCGGTTGGTGTTGGTGAAGCGGTTGGTGTTGGTGAAGCGGTTGGTGTTGGTGTTGAAGTTGTTATTGGCGTTGAAGTTGTTATTGGTGAAGCGGTTGATGTTGGTGAAGCGGTTGATGTTGAAGTTGAAGTTGGTGAAGCGGCTGGTGTTGAAGTTGAAGTTGGTGAAGCGGCTGGCGTTGAAGTTGAAGTTGGTGAAGCGGATGGTGTTGAAGTTGGTTTTGCTGAAGCTAAAGAGTTTTGTGGCGTTTGTATTTTGCTATTAGTAGCATTCACCTTATTACCTATAACATTTGTGGTTAAACCCTCCTTTATATTTAATAATTTTAAAGAAACCGGAATAACTATAAAACATATAAATAAAATAATAATGATAATTAACCATTTATTCATTTATATAATACTTATTTTTTATTTTGTAATGCCTCTAAAATCTTGTTTTGGGTATCTAAAATTTTAATTAAAATATTATTTTGTGTTTTAATTATTTGCTCTATAGATGGTCTAAAATCATTTATTGGTGTAGTGCCAAACTGTGTGCCGCCTATCGGTGTAGTGCTTATCGGTGACATATTTATCATTGGAGACGTTTTCATTTGTATATTTGTTGGTTTAACATCCAATTGCTTAAATATTTCTTGACGATTATTTTGTGTTCTCTCTACCAATGATTCTATATTTTGTATGGGTTCATCTACTTTATCACTAAAATCAATCTTAGCCGGAGGTGCCTTATTTAAAAGTGTATCATATTCTTTTTGTCGTTCCTCAAAAGTATTTAATTTACCTATTTCATCTCTTATTCTATTAATACATTCTTGATTCAAAATATCAATATTTTCTTTTCTATCGGAGAATCCTTCAATTACATTTTCAAACGTGCTCTGTATTCGAGGCGCCATATCTTTATGAATATTTTCAAATACTCCTAGAGATATACATTTTTCCCACAAATAGGCCTTATTTTTAATAGTGTTCATAATTTAAATAAATACATGATTAATTTTTATATTAAATTTTGTTAAAATAAATATCCCTAATATTTTTCATTTCTTCGTCTGTAACTCTATTTTTTAAAAAATGTTCTGGAGTATGTTTGTTTTCTAGTAAAGATACTATAAAATATAAACAATACATGCCACATTCAGATAATCCGTATTGGTGTCTCATTTTCATGTTATCCATAATCTCCAAATCTATATTCAAATCAGCGCATTGTTTTTTCATGCGCTCCATAAATACAGTTACTTGTAACGGAATAGTAGAACCAGTTGATTCAAAGTAAAAAATGTATTTATTTTCTAAATCAATAAAAATGGTTACCCAGTGAGTGCCATCCCCATTATGTGTATCCAAATTTAATATAATACCTATTTTATTTATTCCCTTTTTCAGTTGTCGTTTTATGTTTAAATTACACAATGTGGGCCAAACGCATTTACCTCGAATTTTTGTATCAAAATCAATTGGCGATGGACCTAAATATAAAAAATTAGAATGTTTTTCCATATATTGGCGCATAACATTATTAAACTCAGTGCTACTTAACCAATTATTATATTTTTCCCATTCCTTGACTGGTGCGGTTGGAACAAAGTTTTCCTTTACTATTAATTTATTTGAACCCTTTAATGTTTTTTTTAACCAACATAACTCGTTATTACAATTTTTTATATTTTGTTTTAGTTCGCTCCATATTTTAGTGGGGTCGTTCGTTTTTATTTTAATTTTATTATTTTCATTCCATCTTTTTTTTAATAGTAATAATGTATTATCATCATAGCACGTATTCTTTTTACGCGTTTTTTTTGGATGACAATTTAATAACTTAAATGTTTTTGTCATATACATTTAAGTTATATTTTTTTCATTATTTCAATAATAGATTTTACTTTTGGTTTTATTAAAATATTTTTATCAATGTCGATAAATTCATCATTATAAACTGTAATACTGGGTGTTCGAAGTATAGTTGTTTTATCAATTACATCTTTCGCAAATGTAAAAAAATTATCCTTATATAAATCGTAATATTCGTAGGTTAAATAGGAATCCTTTTCTAGCATTCTTTGAACAATTCTAATTATTTCTTCGCGGTTTTCCATTATCTGTTCTCTCTTCATTTCATTTTTTTTACTTTTAGATACTATTTCATAATACATATAAATTATAATTTAATTTATTTACGGAAATTATTCCGAGTAAAATTGTAAAATGTATCAGGTGCCAAGTTTCTATTTAATTCGCTTGTTTTACATGTTGTTGTAGTATATTCCTTTTTATATGCCTGCGAGTTTTCATATAACGAACTATTTAATTCCGGAACATAAACAGATTGGTTGGATTTCTGTAATGACATAAATTGGTTTCTTAATTTGGATTCTACATCAACATTATTAATAAAATAATCGATTGGCGCACGACTTCCTGGCATAAATGTATTCTCAGGTGTAACATAGTTATATTTTAACATGGGTGTATTCACATAAGGCCTTTCTTCAACTGTTTGAAAAAAAGTATATTTTGTTGCTACAGGTCTTACCTCAAATAATGGCGGCAAAGTTTGTGACGGAGATATACGTGAATATAAGCGGTTATTTAATTCGTTATCATACTCAATATTCATTTATATTATCTTAATATAATTTAAAAACGTTAAATATCTTAATATAGATGTGTGGTATTTTTGCTTTATTAAACTCAAATGAAGACCCTACTGAATATTTTAAACATGGGTCTAAAAGAGGGCCTGAATTTTCAAAACTAGTGAATATTGGTGGAGCTTATTTGGGGTTTCATCGCTTGGCGATTAATGGTCTAAATGATGAATCTAACCAACCGATGTATTATCGTGATTGTATTTTAGTATGTAATGGTGAAATTTTTAATTATAAAGAATTAATTACTAAATATAATTTGAATGTTACTACTCAAAGCGATTGTGAAGTAATTCCGGCATTATATTATTTATTTGGAGAGGATTTTATTAATTATTTGGATGGTGAGTTTTCGTTTATAATGGTTGATATGGTTCAACAAATTACTATTATTGCGAGAGACCCATTTGGAGTTCGGCCATTGTATATGAATGCTATTGGTGATAAATACTGTTTTTGTTCCGACATTGAACCTATGAAATGTATGCCACTGTCAAATATACAACATTTTAATCCCGGGCACATTATGACAATTGGAAAAAGTATTCATGTGAAACAGTATCATAAGTTAACACCTGTTACGCAAACAAATCATATAAATGAGTTTTACAATTTGTTTTGTAATGCTGTCAAGAAACGAGTTGTTACTTGTGAGCGACCGGTTGCGTGTCTTTTATCGGGAGGTCTTGATAGTAGTTTAGTTGCGGCCCTTGCCGCTCGTTATTCAAAAGACAGAATAGAAACATATAGTATTGGGCTCAAGGATTCAGAAGATTTAAAGTATGCTAAAAAGGTTGCGGCACATATAGGGAGTAAACATACAGAAATTATATTTAATGAAGATGATTTTTATAAATCTATACCGGCGGTAATTAAGGATATTGAATCATATGATACAACATCAGTAAGGGCCAGTGTTGGAAATTGGAATATTGGTAAATATATTAAAGAGCACAGTGACGCTAAAGTAATTTTAAATGGAGATGGGGCGGATGAACTTATGGGAGGATATATGTATTTTCATGCTTGCCCGAACGCGAACGAGTTTGACACCGAGTGTAAGCGTCTTTTATCAAACATTCATTGCTTTGATGTATTGCGAAGTGATAAAAGTATTGCGAGCCACGGACTAGAGCCGCGAACACCATTTCTCGATAAAGAATTGGTTAATTATTATTTAAATATTCCTAAAGATATTAGGGCGCATATAATTGGTAAAAAACAAGAAAAGGCATTTATTCGCAATGTTTTTTATACAATGGATACATATTTATTGCCACATGAAATTTTATTTCGAAAAAAAGAGGCATTCAGTGACGGAGTGAGCGGCATTCATCGTTCATGGTATGAAATTATTCAAGAAAAAGTAAAGGACGTTGTTATTGATGAAGCGCTTTATTTACATAACACACCCATTACAAAAGAGCAAAAATATTATAGGTCAATTTATGAATCACACTATTATAACTGCGCGCATTTAACACCCTATTTTTGGATGCCTCGATATGTCAACGCGACAGATGCTAGCGCAAGGACATTATCATTCTATAGTTCGAATGTGGTCTAAAATTTTAATTAAAAGTTCTTCTTGTTTTGTATTTTTTTGAAATATAATAGATTGATTCATTTTTAAATTAAACAGTCTATTTAAACCATTCTTACATAGAATAATAATTTCTCCATTTCTATTCGTAATATCGATTATAAAACCGCCATTTAATAATTTTAATGTTGAACTTTTTTTTATGTTAAACCACCGAATATAACTACCATATTTTAATTCATCTATTTCATCAATGTATCTATAATTCGTCAATAACTTATGATACATCTTTAATTCATCCTTGTCAAATAACATTCTTTGTAAAATGTTATTTTTCATTGTTTTAATTTCGCCACTTGAAGACAATTTTCCCTCTTCAATTTCTCTAAATACTTTATCGATTTCGGTCTCCATTATATTATTTCTTATTTGTTTTGTTTATATTTTTATATATTCCTATTGTTGTCATAAAATAATTTATAAATAAAATGATTACTATAATCATCATTATCCAAGTTTTTAATTATTTAAAATGCGGAATATCCGCCGCCATAATCATTTGCAGCAAAAGGTTCCTGAATGCCATATTGTTGAGGTTGCTGTTTATCACTTTTTCTTACAGGCGGCTCCATCATAACAGGGTTTGACATTTGAGGAGGCATCATTTGTGGTCCGGCCATTTGTCCCGATACATTTTGGGTTGTTTGTCCTTGATTTTTCTCTTCTTCCTCTAAATCGGCTTCTTCAAAGTTTTCCTTATTAATGCCAACTAATACGAGTCCTCTTTGTAATAAAAGCTGGGCTTTTTCACCCATATTTTTATCTAAAGTAAATAAAATAAACAAAAGAGGCAATAAAATAGGGAAAAATTGGATGCTTGGATAATTCTGCTTTGTATAGGTTGGAATAAATAGAATCAACTTATGAATTAAGAAAAATACAGATACTAATAATACTAATTGGACGATTAATTCAACCGCAACTTCAACTGAAGCTTTTTTATTATTGACGGGTGGGATATAAGTTTTCATTAATCTAACAATCAATATAATAGGAATAATCGCCAATATTATGTATTGAAACATATTGATTAATTCTACTTTTTCTCCGTCGGTCATAGAAAACATATATGAGATAAATGAACCTTGGGCCGAGCCTCCGATAAATGATGGTTCGTCTAATTTTTCCATTTAATATACATTAAGAAATAAAATATAATAATTGCGTTAATCCTTTAAAATGTAAATAATTTGAATAAGTATATATGAGTGGTTCGGCAGCATTAGCATCCGCAAGAAGACGTCGGGCAATTCCACAAGGACCAGAACAAATTTCAAATGTTGTAGTAGATACTCCTAAACCGCCTCCCTCACAACCACTCGCGGCCAACCCAACCATGTTACTTTTAAAACATAATCAGACTTTAGGAAATCTTCAAATTGACATAGAGACTTTAAAAAAACAATTAACAGATATTAAGGTAGTTCCAGCGGTTGATGTCAATGATAAAACTACTTTGGAATATTACAAAACGCAGCACACCGTATTAATGGATGAAATGAGAGAGGTCAAAAAAACTCTTCTAAAAATACAAACATTCGCAATGGAAACAAATTTAGAGGTTATGAAATTAAAAAGACTTGTTAAAAAAGATGAGGAACCCGCAGTAGAATAAAATTGAATGATTTAAAACTTCATTATATATCTATACAAAATGAAGTTTCAAATTAAAGACGTTAAAAAGGCTGTCGAATTTATTGAGCTGATTAAATTTATTAAAACATTGAGTAATCACATCACATGTATGTGTTCTCCAGAACAAATGTATATCCAAATTATGGATAGTTCGCACGTGTGTTTGGTTGACATTATTATTCCGAAATCGTGGTTTCATTCATATGACACTGAAAACTTTACATTTAGCATGTCGGCAAATATCTTGTCAAAAATATGCTCTATGTATACTCTAGAATCTGTTATCGAAGTATATATTTCAGATGATGATAATGACAAAATACATTTCCATATGCTACACGAAAAACAAAATAAACTATTCGCGATTCCTTTGATGGATATTGAAAGAGATATTTTAGCAACAAAAGATACTGATACTAATCTGGATTTTACAATTAAAACTAAACTATTAGACAAATATGTAAGTGAGTTATCATTGTTTGGTGAAGAAGTCTCTATTGAATGCCGCGATGATAAAATATTCTTTGGAGCAAAGAACGACGAAGGCACATTTAATATTGAAATTAAAAATGAAAATTTAGAGGCATTTAATGTAATTGATGACTTAGTATTTAAAGCGGCTTATTCAATTAAATATCTTCAATACATTAGTAAACTTGCTAATATTTATCCATCAATTCATTTATATCTAGATGATACAAACCCGCTTATGATTACATTTGATAATACCGAAATTAAAATTAAGTTTTTCGTCGCTCCAAAATGTGAAGATGAGTAAAAAATAAATAAAGATAAACTTATTATAATTTAATATGAATTGGTTGTTAATTATATTTTTTATTATGGTCTATATTCACATTTTTTTACATTTTAAAGTATGCCCTGCCAATCAATTATCTCATTTAAAAGACGTATGTAAGGAAGATATTACAAATACGATTTATTTTAAGCTTCCTTTTATATTTGATGGAGCCACAATAATACAAAATGTAGATATAAGCTCATGTACTAAATTGGATGATAAATATATAAAAACTTACGAGTCAATACCTATGTTAGAGCCATATGTTAAGTATTTTACTAATAATGAAATATATAAAATAAAAAAGGGAAAAACGATTCCACTTCATCGTAATTTACAATGCCGTAATTTTTATATAGTTCATTCAGGCAAAGCGCATATTACTTGTATTCACCCTAAATATAACGAACACTTTAAAACAATTACAGCAGAAACAGATGCCTTTATTGAAAATAATGATAATATGATACATTTAGAATTAACAGAAAAGCAAATATTATTTGTCCCTAATTATTGGCAGGTTTACATTAAGGCCGAAGATAAACATACTATGGTAGAGAAGATTCAATATTCTACTATTATGAATCAAGCAAATATATTTTGGAATAAATATATATACAAATAGTATGAGTAATACTCAAAGTAAAACAAGAAAAAAGGAACCACCTCTAGATAGATTATATACAAATGATGACGTATTTGTATTTTATCCCAAGTCATCAAATAAGTTTTTGCCTGGTTTTGGGGTTGGTGAAAAAATTAAAATCACTCATAAATATACTGAATTGGCGAAAATAGAAGATTGGCGAAGGAAACTATCAAATTATTGGCACGCAGAATTTAAATTAGATGGTCTAAGGTGGTTAACGGTGGAGCATTACTATCAGGCTTCCAAGTTTAAAAAAAATAATCATGCCTTTTATTTACAATTCTCTCTTAATTCGGGGAGTGACTTATCAAAGGACCCTAGTATGGCTCATTCAGCGGGCGGTGTTAATAATAAAAAATTTAGAAATCCTGATATTCAAATAGATAATGATTTTGTTGAGCGAGGTGAAAAGGAATTGTTTCGAGCACAGTATTGTAAGTTTAAACAACACAAGGACCTTAAGCATATATTATTGAAAACAGGTAATGCCAAATTACTTCTTTATCGTTTAAAAGGTAAACCTAGTTTATTATATAAGGGGCTTATATATATCCGTTATTTATTAAGAAAATAATATAAATGTATATAGATACTATATTTAAATGTACTATCTCGATGATATATGCCATACAGAAAGAATATTTATTACACCTTCTAATTATAATATGGTGCTATATATGACAACCTGTGTTCTCGGAGTTATTATTTTAAATATTGTATTATATGTTTTTTTATAAAATTGAAATGAAAATAAGTTATACTACAATATACAACAAATGATTGCTCCACCATACGAAATGAATGTTCTACAGGTAATTCCTCCAACTTTCCCCTATAATTTAATGAAAATATCAAAAATACATTTTACATCTCATTTAGATTATGCCGCTCTTCGCGCATTTCTTGAAGATGGATTTAATAAAGCATCGTTAGACCACGCGCCAAATATTGAGTCATTGTTTGGTTATGAATGTACTGGAATTCGTAATTTTCATATGTTTACATGCGATGTAACTATTTTTTCGGAATGTTTATATGAAGAAGGTCATTATAAGAATGGGTTTATTGTTGAAATACGCCGTTTACAAGGACATTACGGGGCTTATGAAGATGGAATTAAACAATTGTTATCTATTCTTGATGTTAAATTAACTGAACCAGTCGAAACTTTCAGACGATTACCAGTATTACCGGTTGATGAAGAATATGATAGAACATTTGATGTAAAAAATATTGAGACAATATATAGTTTACTTGACTCAAATACAGCATGTTCTTCTAATATTGATTATGCTGTTAGATTTATAGGTGAATATATATCTGAACCAACCAAATCATATCTATTTATAAATGATAATGTAGGTATTAAACTTGTAATTCGTGTAGCACAATTATGTGTTGATTTTCCCGACTCTATTATTCCCATTAATGCTATGATGATTTTTACGAAATTTATTAAAATTAACGAATCAGATGATAATATTATTCGTGATGTAATTATGCTATGTATTCCAACTTGTATGAATAATATAGGTCAGCATTTACATCGTGAGACACTTGGAACTATAGCCGCAATATGTATGCGAGATATTAGACTTATGGATTATTTCAAACAACCTATAAATGGAATTCAATGTTATCATACGCATTTGCGAAATATTATTAGGGATGAAGTTAGAGCGCGTGATGCTCGTGCTGCGTCATACGCAAAACAAATACTTATGTTGTTATAAGATTAATATGAATTGTAATTGTATTATTGTATATTATATGGATTTAAATACTATGATTATATATAGCACATTAATATCTTTTTTTTGTGTATTCGCAAATACATCTCATATTAAAAAAATATTAATGATTTTAATACTATCTATTATATGTGTATATGTAGAGTATGATACTTTTTTAAAAACACAAATCATAAATGTTAACAATACACGATTATATTTAATTATAGATTACATACACGTATGTTTATTTTGGAGCGTGTTTTTATTGGTATGTATTACTATTGAATTAAAATGTAATCTTACTTATTTATTTTTATTGAATATATTCGCACTTGTTACTATATTATTATTTTTTCATTTTAAAGGGTGTATTTTATCAATATTAATGTATAAAATAATAGATTTCAAACAATGGGTTAGCCCGGTTGACCGTTTAAAATATATAATGGGTCTTGATAAAAAATATAATATTGAATACAGGGGGACAGACCATAATGAAATGAATATGTGGATGAATAGTCAATACTTATTAATGTCAATTTTGTTATTTCTTAATGTGTATTGCTTTTTAAAAAGATGTTAATTATTATAAAAAGTTAATGGAATATATTTTTGTATTTGTCCAATCATACTATTTTCATTTTGCCGTTCTATCATTAATGGAACACATATTGTATTTATAGGTAATTGAAAATAATATGTCATTTTTCTTTTAATGTCGTCATATATAGATAATTTACAATTATCTTCTTTTTCTATATGTTTATTCATTAAATGCTTTAATAGATGTAAATCATTTTTGTGACAAATTTTATATTGTATAATTTCACGTTTTTTACATAAATTTTTACATCCAGCATGTAACAAATCACAATTAAATAAAATAGCTGTGCCTGATTTGCCATGTATGTTTATAATAGGTGAAATTACAAAAGGATATGTTGAATGACTACCCGGGCATATAGATAATAATTCTCCATCATTTTTATAAATGATTGCTGTATATATTGGATGTATTGATTTATATATAATTTGGCTAGAAGTTACATCTCTATGAAAATAAGATAATGATGTATTTTTTATAGTATAACTATAATCTATAAACTCATAATCCTTTGGTAATTTTTGTAATATGTCATTTTTAAATTTTTCATTTACATTTTTATTGGATAAAGAATATTCTGGGTTATATAATATACAAACCCCATCATTTATTAAGTTGTATGTTGGTGATGTTTTATTATATTCTATAAAATAGAATAGTATATATATAATTATAATTAATATAATTAAAGTATTATTTGATTTATTTTTCATGTTATTATATATATTATATTAAAATTGATTGCTTTATAATACTTATATTTTTATTACAAAATGGATACTTTTTATCAAATTCTTATAAAAGAGAATAAAGAGTTAAAATTAAAACTGAATATAATAAATGATATAAGCTCTTTAAAAAATGATTTTACAACAGATGACGTGATTGCGAAACTATTACATCAACAGCAAGAAATAGCGGAAAAAATAAAACACGATGAAATAGCAAAACTCAAATTACAGAAAGAAAAAAATAATGATGAAATCGAAAAAAAGCATCGTCTAATACTGAAAAAAATAGAACAAATGAAGGTGGAAGTTGAACTTGCCGAACAACAACTAAAAAATGATATTGTTACTGAAAAAGATGAGACAAATAAAGAAATTAACTTGAAACTAGAAAAATTAAGCATTAATCAAGAGCGGACTCCCGCAAAACCAAAAACAGACCGAGCGCCAACATACAAGGTAAACAATGAGGCGCGATATTTAAAAGAAAAACATAAAATAATAGAAATTTATTACACCTCAAATAAATCAAATTATAAATTGACAAATAGAGGAACATATTGGGTTGATGAGGACGGCGAAGTTCATACTAATATGAACTCACACAGTAAAAAGCGCATAAAGCAACGAAACGGACTAAATGGAACAACTCACGAAAACGCTTGGGCGGTTCATAGGTATTTTGGGAAAAATAAAAGAGGGGAAAAATTAGAAATATATAAACCAACGGCAGAGGACGAAGGGAAATGGTAATAAAATTGAATGATTTATAATACTTATATTTTTATTACAAAATGGATAATGGTTGGGGTCCTTATCAAAATCTTAAAAAAACTGTTAAGATTTTAATAAATGATAATACAAAATTAAAAGAAGAGAATAAAGATTTGAAAGTAAAATTGAATATTACAGAAATTGAAGACGATGATGATGACCGAATTATTAGGGAAGCACAAGAACGAAAAGCATTAAAAAATAAAATAAAACATGATGAAATAAAAGAAGAATTATTAAGTATTGTTGAAAGTATAAACTCTAAATATGATATTCAAATAAAAGAAGTAGAGAAACAATTGGCAATAATTAAAGCAAAACAAGAGCAAGAAATTGAAGAGAAAACTGCTTATTTAAAATCTCAACTTGTTAAATATAATTTATCTGACCAAATACAAATAGAGTTAAAAAAAAGAGGTGGAGGTGGAAAAAAGGAAAACTTACAAAGCACAAAAGGGCAGAGCAAAACATTTACAGAAAAAGGAATAAAAACACTATATTTCAAAGAAATAACTATTAAAGTATATGATGGATATTTTACTATTGAAGGACGAGACGAACATTATAAAAGTCTAAATTCTTTATCGGTTGGTTATTTTACAATTTATAAAAATAACCCAAAGGGGACAATTGATGTTTGGAAAAATATGTATTACCATGATACAACTAATGAAAAAAAAGTTTTGATTGATAATTTACGCAAAGCATAAATATTAAATCATCCTAATCGAATATTTTTTTAATAAGTATTAAAATTGAATGTTTTATAATACTTATATTTTTATTACAAAATGGATACATTCGAAGGAAAAGTCTACACGATTAATACGTCGCTCAATGAGCGCACTATTTATATAAAAATTATTGACACTATTCAATATCTCAACTATGAAGGAAATATTGAATTGAAAGAATTTCGAATGCCTATTACGCTTCAGGATAATTATTTGGAAGATGAAAGATTTGTCTTGGATGTGTTTTATTTGAAGGAGGCATAATTTATAATAAAATTAATTTCATATTTTTTTATTCATTAATAATCGCTTCATAAATGCGTCACTTTCTTTATGACTTACATAAATATTTATGATTTCCGCAGGTGAATAAAAGAACTCCTTTACATTTTTTAGTTCATTATTATTAATAAGTTCATTAAATAAATGAGTATATATCTCTCGAATTGTTTGATGACTCGCATTGGATAATTCATGACTAATATCAATTCTACCCGGTCTAATTAGAGCCGAATCAAGCTTATCATATTTATTGGATGAAATAATAATAATTCGCCCCGGAGTTTCCCTAATACCATCCCATAAATTAAGAATATCATCGAGTGTAATAGTAGATTCTTTCGGTTCTTCACCCATATTACACATTGTCTTCAATATGTCTGTCACTTTTGAATCATCTTTTATTTTAGGAATTGTAGGTTTTACAATATTTCTCTCTAAAACTAAATCCCCAATACAATCTATATCTTCAAAAACAATAATTTTATTACTGAAATTAATGGACCCCTTTTCATTATCTTCATTATAGGTATCTTCAAAAAAGAAGTGCTCCAATTGTTGCTTGGTTTTAATTAATTTGGGAGAAATTACTATAATATGACGATTTGTATAATTCGATATGGCTTTAATGAGTGACGTTTTTCCTGTGCCAGGCGGGCCATGTAATCCAATGCCAAGCGTATAAGGAATCCCTTTTTCATCATACCATTCTTTATTTTCTATGAAATAATCCAATTTATTAATTATATTTTGCTTCCCATCAAAGAATATATTATCAAATGAACGCGCACTTTCGAATAAGTCTTCCCTCCAACAATTAAACCTGGACTCATTCTCTCTATAAGTAACCTGGTCTAGAAAATATATAAATCTCTTATTGGTTCTATTATTTTTAATAGTAGAGAGATATGTATTGGTAATATCATCAACATATTCTTTTAGTTCCGTCAATGATAACACATATGAATAAATCTCAATCGTAATTATATCGACCTTGGTTGAGTTGTTTTCCTTTTTATCATTATCCTCTTCGCGATTTACTTGTGTATAAACATATATATCTTTATCAATTAAAAAATGCTTATTTTGATAGACAATAAATATATCGGAAATCTTTCGTTTTTCATGTGAAAATGAATCATGCGATGTAACAGTTTCTTTAATTTGATAAATCATATCATTTTTGTCAATACTATTGATAATATAAGCCCATATTGCCTTAAAACGGTCGCTATAAGAGGATGATGATACATTTGCCGCAGCATAGGATGATGTAGTAAAACTTTTCTTACCTTCCAAGATAATAACATTCTTTTTATAAAATAAATCATTAATATAGCGCCAAGACATATTCATTTTAGTAAATCGTGATTCATAAACATAATTAATAAAACACCCAATTACTGCCATTAAAAAGGTAGAGATAATAGAATCAATAATCACATTGTCAGTTTTTATCATTTTAAATAATGTCATTTGTATTGAGTTTAAATAACTGTTACGAAAAAACTCTATAAATAGGTATGACATTTATTATTTAATAGATGAAATTTTTATACTGTTTAAAAAATACATAAATATTGTATGGTTTGTGTCATTGTCTCGAATGGATGTATAAAACTTTCTGAATAATGAATATAAGGTTTGATTATTATACCTAAGCCATATATAGTAAATAATAAATAATATTAAACCAGCCATAACATCTTTCACACGCACTTCGGTATTTCTTAATCTCCATAATGGTATCCCTTTAACTATAGTAACAATAATAATAAATAAAAATAACATATAATACCGTTTAAAGTAAAACATATAATACATGTTATACAAATTTACAATGATTGCCACTATTAACCAAAATTTGGGGTTATAAGTTATTACATTTATTTCATACAATATATACCAAACAAGTATCCAATATGAAAAAATTAAATCAGGTCGTATCATTTATAATATATAATATTTAATTTGGTTCTTTTATCATTTAGGTTCTTTTTTAATTTTATTTTTTTCGATTTTAACGTGTTAAGTATAGTCGTTATGAACTTCATACTGTATTGATACTATATTTATGTTAAGTATTTTTACATTCAAATTTTATAAAATAATCATTGTATAATATAATGTTTATTGTATATGGTTCAAGTTTACGTTTAATACTAATATCATTTTTTGTCTATATATTTGTTAATCTTGCTGAGAATCTTATCCATTATAATATTGGTAAGTTTAGCAATAAAGAAACACATCTTGAGCTACCAAGTAAAAAGGATTGGACTAAAATAATTATTGTAATGATATGTTTTGCCTTGTTACAAGGATTATTGACATATTATTTCGTATAATTAATAATTAAATACTCACAAAATAACTATAATATGAAACTAACAGAACGAACACCATTTTATTTAATAGCGACCATATTTTTATTAGTTACCATTATATTAAGTATAATAGCTACATTTCATATACAAAAAAATGGCGCGGACTTTTTTCCAAATGAAGATGTATATAATGGTAAAAAAATACATGATAATACAATAGTAGATAAAATTTGTTGGTATTTTTCACAGTTAACACATCATACATTGTTTTTACTTTTTACTTATTTTATTATGGCATTATTAAATGTTAAATCCGAAAAGTTTTTCAAGATGGTTGCGCCATTAGCATTAACAGTTAGCGTGTTATATTTTTATTTCTTATATCCGCGCCAAACATTAAAAATACATCAATTATCATTCTGTAATTTTTTCTCACATTTTATGATTATATTTTTGGTATTTGGTGAATTGATGTATATTAAGGATTATAACTTGTCTGAGACCACGAATTGTTTTATTTTTATTCTAACATCTCTCACTGTTATTATTATAAACTATTTATTGAGAGGAGTATGGAGTTATAATTTAATAAAATTGGATAGATACTCTGGGTGGAAATTGGTTGCTGAAACTATATTGATTATGTATGGTTTTAGTCTAATGTTTTATATTATTAAATACAAGACATTTAATTTTGGAGATATAGATTTTAAACGGTCCGGATATTTTATGTCGGGAATAATAAATATTATATTCTTTTTATTGATTGATAAATAATTATAATTCAAAATTGCTATGTCCCTGAGTACTCTGTGAACGACTACTTTGTGAATGACTACTTTGTGAACGACTACTCGACTGATTACTTTGATTTAATGATACCCCTTTATATTGATATGGTTTACTTTTAGTCTTTCTTCCAGGTGGTTTTTTACTTTTTGCTTTATGTTTAGTTTTTCCTGGTTTATTATATCTACCTGGAAACCTTCTTTTATTTTCATATTCTGAATTATCTAAATTAAGACCATTTAAATTAAGACCATCTAAATTAATACCGTCTGAATTATCTAAATTAAGACCTTTTGAATTATTACTAAGATTTGATATACTACTTGAATTTGATTTATAATTTCCTTTATTTTTAACATGTTTAAATTTACTTTCCATATTTTTAAATTGTTGTTCAATTCTTTTGATACTATCAGTCGGTGATACATGTGGTGTTGGGTCACGTGTTCTAAGTTGCGGGTGGCGTGGTATTGTAGAATCAAAACTCATAATATTACAAGTAAAGTCTATACTAGTATCATCTGCGTCTTGTCCGTTATAACTAAAAATTTTCCGATTAGTTATATCTCTATTTAACTTTTCAATAAATTTTTCATTAGGGAATACTCTTCTACAAAGACTATTTTTAAATGTTTTAAAATGAAGCCCGACCTGTCTTACTTCATCCATTTCTTGAATTAAAAATATTATATTATCTTTATTAAAATGTAATCCTATATCATCATTAGTTATAATTTGTAATATTAAAAAGTCTGGAATTTTTTCGCGTGGTTTTAAAATAATAATAGCCTTTTTTTTATATATAATACCCATCCTTATAATTTCTTCTTCTGAATATGTTTTTGATTCTCTAAATATTTTAATTCGTTCTATTAATTTATTTTTCTCTATGGCTGCACGACGTCTTCTATTTTTTTTAATTATTTCAACATATAAATCAGAAATGTCTTTTCTTATTGAATTGATACATAATGGTATCGCGCGTTCCTGTAAACCATCACCACTCGCATATTCTAACGCATGGAAAAAACAATCTCCATCTGTAACAATATCATTATTGACAGGCGATTCTACGTCATAATTACTTAAATACTTTTCAGCGAATATTTCTAATATATTCATTATATATGTGCTATATAATATATTAAAAATAGTTTAAACAAACAGTGTAGAATATATATAATGGAGAAGTTAATTTCTATGATTACCCCTGATAATGAATGTAAAAAAGGTAACGATAATGTTCACTCTGATTTAAACCATATTTATTTTTATTCCGAAGTAAATCGTAGTTCAGTTCATGAACTAATTCAGCTTATACGCGAGGCAGAGGAATATTGCCTTGTAACTCGCCGAGCAACAAGTATTAAAAATTTGCCTATTTATATTCATATTAATTCATTTGGAGGTTGTATTTTTTCAGCATTTAACGCGATTGATTATATTGAGGCGTGCTCTGTTCCAGTATACACTATTATTGAAGGCGCAACTGCGTCAGCAGGAACTCTAATCAGTGTATGTGGAAAGAAGCGATACATTCGCCCAAACGCTCATATGCTAATTCATCAGTTGTCATCCGAGTGTTGGGGCAAGATGTCTGAGATTGAGGACGAATATAATAATTTGAAGCATCTTATGGTGCGTATTAAACTACACTATAAAAAGCATACATCGCTGCCGGATAAAGAACTGCGTAAACTTCTAAAACATGATTTGTGGCTTCATTCGGACAAATGCATTGAGTATGGGCTCGCTGATAAACTATGGAAAAAGTGAAACGATGGAAAAAGTGAAACGATGGAAAAGTAAGACAATAAAAAAGTAAAACCTAAAAATAATATAAAGATGTAATAAATATATTTAGTAAATGGATACCTTAAAACGACAACTAATCACATTATTTATGATAAAGTCAGGTGAAATATCAATAAACATGATAATATTAAGTATTTTGTCTATCTTTCTATTTGATAAAATACTTATGGCAATGCCTTATATACTTTCATTCATTAAAAAGTATAATACGCCCGCACTAATTCAACCAGTTGACGATAAAAAGAAATCGGCATCTGTAACAGTAGAAGTTATATTAAAGCAATCCACTGATATTTTGGCTCATTCCATATTAGATTATATAACGACTCGCCCCAATATTCAAAGCATTTTATACGCAAACCAAAACTTTATGTTGAATCATAAAACACCCATATTAATTAATGAACAAGAAGAAATATATATTTGTTTGTTGAATGATATAGAAAACGCAACTCAATTAATTGAAATTTACAGTTATCTTTTAAATGTAGAAGAATTGCGCGCGTTTATAAAAAAGGTTGAGTATAATTACACAATTAAAATGCAGAATAAATTGGGCGATAGATTATATTATTTTAATGACATATCAACAGGTAAAATTAATAAAAATGATTACAATAAAATACCACCCTTTGTGTCCTTTACTATGAAGCCATTTGTTACCAATCGTATGTTTAAAAATATTATTGGCGTAGAATCAAAAATGATTGAGCGACGTGTTAATTTCTTTAAACGAAATAAAAAATGGTATGATGATAAAGGCATTCCTTATACACTGGGATTATTGTTATCTGGTCCGCCTGGCGGTGGAAAAACATCCACTATAAAATGCGTTGCTAACGAAATGCAGCGGCACATAATTAATGTTAAATTACACAAACATATTACGCGGATACAAATGGAAAATCTATTTTTTAATGACACTATTAATGTGACCCAAAATGGAAAGAGCGAACAATTTATAATACCCATTTATAATCGCATTTATGTATTTGAGGATATCGATTGTCAAGAAAATGATATTGTATTAGAGAGAAAGGATACGATAACCGAATTCATAGAAAAAGAAAAACCCATTAGAGAAGAAGATGTTACTCAAAATGAAAAATTGTCATTATCGTGTTTATTAAATATATTGGATGGTATTTTGGAAACGCCCGGTCGTATTATTATAATGACAACCAATTTCCCCAAACTATTAGATAAAGCACTTATTCGACCTGGACGCATAGACCTTATATGTGAATTTACAAAATGCACAAACGATATGATTATCGAATTTATAGAATCATTCCATGACATCAAACTAAATGCCAATGAAAAAATGAAAATATTGATGTTGGAACCTTATAAATACACACCAGCAGAAATGACAAAAATATTATTTGAAAATTTTGATAGCAGTGAAAAAGCAATTGAATATATTACAACATAAATAAATATTATATATATGGTAAATGATAAGCAATTATGACGAAATAAAAGTATTAAATAAATCACTCGTTTGTATAGATTTGGATGAGACCATTATACGTTTTCCGAATATAAATCAAACTTGGTGGGAAAATAGAAAAAAAGCTTATAGTTTAATAGATATTTTGACTTCGGATGAAATGGCTTATAGGGATTGGCTAGATATTATAAATACTACTACACCTAAGATGTTGGATGAAATACAATTTAATAAATTAATAGAGAGAGTAAAAAATACAGGGAGTAAAATAGTTATAATAACTGCGCGAAATAATAAACTTGAAAATTTGACAATTAAACATTTATTGGACTGTAATATTAATATATCGGATGTATATTATTCTAATAAAAAAGGTGATATTGTAAATCAAATAAAACGATTACATAATGGACCCATTATTTTTATTGATGACATTATTAGAAATATTACTGATGTAAAAAATATAAATCCAGAGGTTACCACTTACCATATGAAACACATTAATTTATAATTTAAAAATTACCTACATATAATATAGAATGTATAAAATTGTCATGGATGACGATTCACATACTATATTTGAAATTGAAACTTATAAACGAACAGATATTAAAATTAATCCTGACGAAATGAAATTATTTAACAACGACCAATTTAATCTAAACGGTGAAATTATATATTCATCGGTTAGATTAAATAAATATAACGCAGGTGTATTGATACTAAATAAAACACATGGAAAATATGGCACAAAATTTTTATATTTGTGTAAGCCAGATGATAAACGATTGCCCTATTTTTTAGTTCCTTTTTCAATACCTACTTCATTTAATAAAATAAAAAAAGACCACTATATTACATTTGAGTTTAAGAATTGGAATGATAAATTCCCTATTGGATTAATTACACAAAATCTTGGTCCAGTTGATGAGCCATGTAATTTTTATGAATACATGCTCTATTGTAAGACTTTGAATATTTCTATACAATCATTTAACCAAGATGTATATAAAGAAACAAAAAAATCAAATAATATAATTGATATCATTATAGATAAATATAATATACCATTTCGATGCGATAATGTATTTACGATTGATTCAGAAAATAGTATTGATTTAGATGATGGTATAAGTATTAAAGGTGACATAATAAGTGTTTACATAGCAAATGTGGGGATTATATTAGAACATTTGGATTTGTGGGGGTCATTTACAAATCGAATCTCAAACATATATTTGCCTGATAAAAGGCGCGATATGTTGCCTAAGGCACTGGCGCAAATGTGTAGTTTAAACAAGGGGGTCAAAAGAATATGTTTTGTAATGGATTTTAATATGACAACAAATGAAACACATCTCTCAGTATGTTACACTATAATTCAAAATAATTATTCTTACAATGACCCCGAACTATTAGTAAATGCGGATTATATTAAATTGACAGAATATTATACATATAAAAATAGTAAGGAGATTGTCACCATGTTAATGATTAAAATGAATACAGAATGCGCTAATTATATGAAACCATATACTAATGGAATTTATAAAATTTTAAAAAATGAAAATGAAAAAATGAATAATTCTGACTATGAACTATATAATGAAGCAGTAAATTATATACATATTACATCACCCATTCGGCGTCTTGTAGACATATTAAATATGTATCAACTTTCTATCAATGAAAAATTATTTCAGTTTGGGGATAATGCGGCGCGATTTTATAATAAATGGTTAAATCAGATTGATTACATTAATGTATGCGCTCGTAATATTAGAAAGGTTCAGAGTAAATGTAAAATATTGGCAACATGTGAAAATCATGCTATATACAAGGGCAAAATATTTGATAAAATAATTATAAATAATAAATTTAAATATAATTATCAAGTATTTTTGACAGATTTGAAAGTATATTGTAAATTGTTATGTGATACGGATTTGAACGAATTGGATGAGTATAATTTTAAGTTATTCATTTTTAATGATGAAAGCCAATTAAAGAAAAAAATAAAAATAGAATTATGCTGATACAGGAGGTATCAAGTTTTTAATTTCAGTAATTGTCATATTATCATTTATAATAATATCTTTGGTTTTAAATACTTTTTTCATATTATCAATTGAGTTATTAGCATCTACGTTAAATGTATCCTTAGATTTAAACCATCCGTTAAAAAATCCTTTTTGTACTGTCGCTGCTGTATTTGTCGCTGCTTGTGCTGTATTTGTCGCTGCTTGTGCTGTATTTGTCGCTGCTGGTTTTGGATTTTGCGTAGTATTTACTGGCGCCGGATTTGTTGAAAATCCCCCTCTTTTAGTTTTACGATTTTTAAGTTTATATTTTCGAGTTTGAGTTTTCATATAATATTATACATTATTATAATTTAAAATTACGATATATATGATATTATATGCCAATTATAATAGAATATATATGGATTGGCGGAAATGGAGAATTAAGAACTAAAACACGCGTTGTAGATAATATAGGTAATTTGAATACATTAGGTTGGAATTACGATGGTTCTTCTACAGGTCAATCCTCATCTACTGAAAATACAGAAATTATATTAAAACCTGTTAAAATGTATAATAATCCCTTAACCTATAAACATATAAGTAATTTATTATTATGCGATACCTATAATATAGATGGAACACCTCATGAAACCAATAATAGATTTGCTGCTCTTAATATATTTAATCAAAAACAAGAATATGTAAGTTGGTTTGGATTAGAGCAAGAATATTTTATGATTCATAAAGAATGGAATATAAATGTAGCTCAAGGAAAATATTATTGTGGAATAGGTAATAAGGAACCTATAGAACGCATAATTGCCGAGGAGCATCTTATTGCGTGTTTAAATATTGGGTTATCCATATCTGGAATAAATGCTGAAGTTGCGAATAAACAATGGGAATTTCAAATTGGCCCATGTGAAGGAATTACTGCCGCGGACCAATTATATGTCGCGCGTTATTTATTAGAAAGAATATCTGAAAAATATGAAGTAAATATTTGCTATGACCCTAAATTGTTTAAGGATATAAACGGTTCGGGGTGTCATACAAATTTTAGCACTAAATTTACTCGAGAAGAGAATGGAATTGTAGAAATATATAAATATATTGATAAACTTAAATTGAAACATGTTGAACACATGGAGGTTTACGGTAAAAATAATCAAGAACGATTAACGGGTCATCATGAAACAGCGAGTTATGATGCTTTCTCATACGGAATTGGAACGCGCAATACATCTATTCGTATCGGTAATGAAACATACAAGGATGGTAAAGGATATTTTGAAGATAGACGACCTGCGGCAAATATGGACCCTTATTTAGTGACATCGCGTATTTTTCAAACGTGTTGCTTGGATTAATCCAGACGCTTATAATTTAAAGATTTTTTATAAGATATAATATGGATGAATTGACTATACAAACTTTCGCATCAGCATTTTATTCAATACAGAATAGCATTTATAATCTATTTAAAACCCTTTATGACCGTGTTCGTAAATGGCATTAATATAATTAATATAACATAATTATATTTATAATGAACATCATTTTTTACACACATTATTACGATAATTCTAATGTAGTATGTATAATACCTACACCATCTATAAAATATAAATCATATTATTACACAAATAACTTAACTATGTATAATAAATTAATTGACACAAGTTGGAATCGTGTATTGGATATAAGTTTAAATATACCTTATATTGACCCTATAATATATGATTTATATAAATTGGAGTTTGGATTACCTATTGACCCGGTTTTATATGAAAAATTTTTATTAAGATGGTATAGTCGTCCCAAAATGATTCAATATAGTATATTAGATAATCCGCAATATTACGTTGATATATCTGCTGCTGATTACTTATGTATTATAAATTATAAAACTTATACAATTGATGAAAAGTTTATTGAAATTTTTATACAAAAATATTTTATAAATACAACTGATGTATGTTTACTATATAAACGATTTAATAATGGTATGGAAATATTAATTAAAAATGTAAGGCACATAGAGATTAATAAACGTATGGAATTTTTAAAATCAATCATAAGCAATAATAATGATACCTATATAATTTAAACCAAATACAATGACTCATTAGAGCATATAAACTTCAATAATTTATTAGAACCCTCCTTTAATTTCTCAATCAATTCCAATTGACAAAATGATTCAATCTCTTTCGACATGTTTACCAATTTCAAGCAACATTTAATAAAATCACCCGTAAACCATTTCTTTTCTTGTTTCATTTGCTGAATTAATTGAATGCTGCTAATCTCATCATCGCATGATTCCATCCACGTTTTAATGTAGTTCATCATATCATAATTCAATGTTTGATTTGTATTTGTTAAATGATATTTCACCTCTTCATCGTAATAATAATAAATGCGGTCATTCATAAATTTTAATTCTTCCTGTAAGAATGAAGGCGACAAATCCTTTAACTCGTCTGATACTTTAATGTCATACAAACAACTCAACAAGCAAAAAATATCAATTGTAGAATAATCTTTAAAACCATTATACTTTTCATAAACATCGCAGAATACCAATGGATGGATTTCGTGTATACAACACGCCATTAATCCTTTCGGCAACAAAGCGTCACTTATATAATTATTTTGAGTTAAAATAGTAGATATTGCTTCAACTTGACTTATAACATATCGTTCGGCATATAATTTAAACGTTTCTTGTTCCCTTATTTCATATTGGATTTCATTTATTTTATTAAATACTCCAACCTGTGTTTGTATATCTCTCACTTCTGTTTCTATACTTGTTATTTGATTTAGTATTTGTCTCTTGATTTTATTTTTTGCGACTAGATAGTCCTTATTATATCCGATATACAATTTACATGCGTCCTCGTTTGTTAGCATTACTTTTTGATTATTATACTCAATAGTTAGTTCGGTTATTTTCTTATTTGAATTATTTATTTCATTGATAATATCTTGGTTCATCATACTTTTTTGAATAAGGGTAATACATTCTTCGAGAGAGTAATGATTCAAATAATGTAACAATAGAGTATAATCAATTTTAAACTTGGATTTTAAGACTTTGGGACTACTGTGAAGTAACTTATAATATTGCGCCGTTTCCAAAGGCGTATACAAGTTTGTCATTAAAATGACATGGCCAATCGTATCAATATTTCTTCGACCTGCTCGACCTGCCATTTGAATAAATTCGTGACTGTGTAATTGTCTCAGCTGTGTTCCATCATGCTTATATAAACTCGTAAAGCAAACAGTTTTAGTCGGCATATTTAGGCCAATCGCAAATGTTTCGGTCGCAAACAAGACGCGAATATATTTTTGGTCATACAAAATTTCTATCATTTCTCTGAAAATAGGAAGCATACCCGCATGATGAATTCCAATGCCCTTTTCCAATAGATTAATATAATGTTGGTATTCAGGCAATGCCATATATTCTTTCCAATTTTTTACACGAGATACCAACAACTGACGGCAAATCGGTTCAACCATATAATCTTTCTCGCCCGCATCAAATAAAGATACACTAATATCATTTGCCATCTCTTGAACTTGTTTACGAGAGAAGACAAAGAATAGTGCTGGGAACATTTCCTTCTCTCTTAGCTTACCACACAATTCATTTAATACAAACTTTCTTGAAACAGAAATATCATTGCTTTTTAAATAATGTAAACATTTTTTATTCTTATCAATCGCTTCATTTATGTTTGTATTAATCAAATCCAAAGTATTATTTTTACTTTCAAATAATTTTTTATTTATTGCCGGCATATTATCAATGATTTTATTTGGAACAGCCAAATATGTATAAAATGATAACGGGACCACTCGCTTATCAGTGCTACAAATATTCACCTTATTTTCTTTAATATTTTCAATCCAATTCGCAAACTTTTCTTTTTCACCAATTGTTGCCGATAGCATTACCATTTGAACGTGCTTTGGCAGCATAATAATACATTGTTCCCACACTGTTCCACGTTCAGGGTCGTCGATATAATGAACCTCGTCAAAAATAACACATGCCAATTCAGTTTCAATATTCATGTCAATCTCCAAATATGCGTTTTTATTGGTTCGCAATAAATTATTTTGAAGAATTTCGGTTGTCATAATTAAAACATCTGCGCCAGGATTATGTTTATTATCTCCCGTTAAAATTCCAACCTGTAAGTGAGGGAACTTTTTACTGAATTCCGCAAATTTCTGATTACTAAGCGCTTTAATAGGCGAAGTATAAATAACCTTTTTTCCCTTTTCAGTAAAATATTTAATCGCATGTTCGGCAGGCAATGTTTTGCCAGAACCAGTATGAGCGGTAATCAATGTATGGTGTCCGTTTTCAATAGATTCGATAGCCTTGATTTGAAATTCACTCAATACAAATTCCATTTATATATATTTAAAATTAATCTTTATATATATATCAATGTTGTTATCAGGCAAATATAAAATAAATGGCATCATAACAAAGGGCACATATTCGACCTTATATGAAGGAGAACATATCATTAAAAAACATAAAGTTGCCATAAAAATAGAGAGTGACGAAATATGTAAGAAATTATTGGATAATGAAATAAAAATGTATCTTCATTTAAATCGAGGCAAAACTAAATTACATATTCCTGATATAAAATGTATAGGAACTTATGATAATTATAGTTATATAGTGATGGAGTTGCTAGATATTAATTTAAAACAATATGTAGCAAAAGGTATACAAAAATACAAATTTTTAATGATAATGGAACAATTATTTATATTAATAGAAATGTTCCATTATAGAGGATTGGTTCACAGAGATATAAAACCGGAAAACTTTGTATTTAATAAAGCAGAAACATTATGTATTATCGATTTAGGATTATCAACCGTTATCTCTAACCGAGAGATAAAACAATTTATTGGAAACAAAAGATATTCAAGTTATTCTTGTCATTTGGATAAATACATATATACCGTAAATGACGACCTTATTTCTATAATTTATATGTTATTGGATTTGTATACAAATATACTTCCTTGGGACCATAATCACAATAAAAAGGATGTTGACTTTGAAAAGTTTTATAAAGAACATAATAAATACGATGATATAGTGGAAGTTATATTATATATTTATAGTATTATTGGCACTAAACAATTTTATATTAACACCATGAATGAATTACGTAGCGCTATATACCACTATCATTCTTAATGTAAATGAAATATCATTTCTATTTAAATCAACCACCCTTTGGTATTCATCCATTAATCTTACTCGTAATTTACTAATGGTTACTGGTCCAAAATAATATCGGGGTTCTGTATATACACTGAAATCGTTTTGAGTTTGTATATTAAACGCAGCGCCCTTTAATGAAATGCGCGCGATTGTATCTGGTGGTAATCCGGAACCTGTAGCCGAAAAAAAATTAGAGTTTGTATTTGAGTCATTGCCATCATTAATAACCAAATATAAATATCTTGGACCAATTATATCCATAACGGATTCCGATATGTAACTTAATTTACCTGTATATATAAATTCTCTAAATCCTAACATCCAACCAAATTTAAGCTGTATATTCAAATTATTTTTTTGCGAATATTTATTAGAACCATATTTTAAAATCATTTCATCTAATGTCATACTTATACTTTCTGTAACATTTTCTAAAGGTAAACCTCCAAAGTTTAATTCAACTAAATCAATCTGAGATAATTCATTTGCTGATATATCCAAATCTCTAAATAAACCTAATTGAATTTTACCTGTTCCTGTTCCAACTCCACCCGCATTATTATAATTTAAATCAAAATTAATAGCTAATGGGGTTCTTGCTAATTTTGTGCTTGAAAATCCATTTGAACCATTTATATAAGTTATTAAATTATCAAAATAATAATTACCATCTGGAATATGAATATAATTATAAATATCTTGGTCTGTTAATCCAACATGAACCTTTAGCCACATAAAATTATTTCCATTTGCGGCTGATATGGGATAATAGGTTGTTGGCAATTCCAAATCACACAATTTTAATTCAATAATTTTACCTTGAGGATTTTGTAAATCCATCGTAAAATCGGTAGAGCTTGAACCATTATAATTATCTCTAAATCGGCTATCTATATTAAATAATTTGGTAACCGTTTTTCTGTGTATAGGATTGCCTGCCCCATTATTACTGTCATATTGGTCTGTATTTCCTTCTGAATTCATTTTAATAACGCCATACTTATACTCGTGTGCTGTTTCTATTACGGTTGAACTAGTCGCAGGTGTATTACTTTGTAACAAATAGGTTTTCGCCTTTTCAAAAAAAATTACTAATCTTGAATTATTCTTAAATAATTCTTTATACCTTGTTGCGCTTGTTTCAATTTGCTCTTTAAGTTTTTCATAAGTTGTATCTGTTCTAATTGTAATATCGAATAGAGCAAACAATTCATCCAGAGTATAATCGGATAAATTCATATTGATAGAATCCTCCATATTAATTTATAATTACATCTATGTTTAATTCAATATTAAATTATAATATATACTTAAATAATTATATTATATTATATAATGGACTATAGAGGAAAGATACATGAAAGATTAGTCAAATATTTGGAAGGTTCGAGTGAAAAAGCTGTTGAAGACCTATATTATAAATTAACCATCCTTTTAGATGATGAGAGAGAACCCGAAAATTATACGGCTGATGTAGTTAACTCTTTTTTTACAAATAATTCATATTATTATATTAATACTACGCATCTATATGTAGAATATACATCCGAATTTAAAGTCATTACGGAAAATGATATGATTCACGCAGTATTACTATATATTACAAATTATCATAAGAATTATGAAATAAATAGCATTTTGAAACAGCAATTAAAAAATAAAATAATAAAAAAAATAAAAGAAAGGACCATTTATAATAATATACCTGAATCAAATACATTACAAGATATTTTAAACTTTTTACATCCTAATTTTTTCAATAGCCGAAATTACGCAAAGTATTTTATGATTACACTTGGCGATATTATTATGAAAAAGAATGATTTATTTTATTTTATACCCATACATATGAAACCCTTTATAAAAACCCTTAATAAACATTTGTCAATGTATTTCCATACGATGAATTTATGTAATCATTATAAATTTCAATATCACGACCACGATACGAATAAATCGCGTATTATTGGTTTCAATGAACTCAATCTAAAACATTTAACAATACCGGAATCTTTCTATAATAATTTGATTTGTATCTCTCTTCATTATTCTAATAGATATGATTCAGGGGATTTGTTTTTGGATGACCCTTGCTGTAGCACGCTAAAGGAAAATGTATTGTGGATTAAAAATTCAAATAAACCCGAAATCATAACCACGTTTATTAATAAATATATTTACACAAAAGAGGGCAGTAAAATTAATGAAAAGGACATGTTATTTTTATGGAAAGATTATTTGAAAACCAATCATATTATGAATATTTTTCAAAAGAATAGTGATTTTTATGATAATATTTCAACCATTCTTACATTATATGATGGGTGTTATTTAAATGTATCAAGTATGTTTTTACCTTATGTTAATGAGTTTAAAGATTTTTGGTCAAAATATATGTATTCAGATGAAACCGAATATGAGTTTGAAATTAATGAAATATTCCAATTATTTAGTGAAACTTATAAAGATAAATTAGTTGACGAGCAAACTATTATAGACCTTATTAAATATTATTATCCGGCTGTTATGATAAATGATAAAATTAGACAGCATGGCTCTACATTATGGAATAAAAAAAAAGAAATAGACGCGTTTTTAATAAATAAAACATTAACAGATGTAAACGATTTGTATTTTGAATATTGTAATGAATTTAAAAATAAACGAAAAGTAAGTAAAACCTATTTTTTAGAATATTATTCATCATTTTAGGCACCTATATATTTTAAATGTCGATTAACTTTTGATTAAATAATAACGCTAGTCCAATCATTAAAATTAATGCTATAAATCTTAATACAGTGGATGCGCCTACAACACCCTGATAATATAAAAAATAACGATATACGCTATTGGCGCAATTACAATCTTCGGATATATTCATATATAAATTAACGACATTGTATGCCATATAACCACTTATACCAATTAATAAGGCGAGAGATATACTAGCTATTATTTTGGGGCTTGGCATTTTTTTATTTATTTTATTTGTTACGAACAACATAAAGCCAAAATATATGCTAAAAATGAATATTTCTAATATTTGAAAAAACTTCATGAATTCAATATTTACCGAGTATTTATCATTTTTAACAAAACAATCGCATGTAGTCAATTGATGTAAATACATATATGTATGAATAAAAATGAATAATATGACAAGATATAAAACTAAAATGAATATTTTTTGATAGGTGTTCATTATATATTTGTATTATAATTTAATTAAACATTTTGATACCTTTAATTCAGTATTTTCATTTTTATTATTTAAATATTGTTCGGGTGTATTATATTTTTTAATTATATAATTTTTACTCTTGTAATAAGTAGTTCTTTTTTTAAACTGATTTTTAAAAATTACATGCGGGTCTATAATATCAATTACAAGCGGTTTACTATGTTTACTACGCAATATACGACCCACACTTTGACATACGTCCGATTTGGGTGTCGCCATAACTAAGGTCGTTAATGTTTTAATATCTAACCCTTCTGATGCCATTGCGTATGTCCCTAAAATGATTTTTTTACTTTCGCTTTGTTTTAGTTTATCTTCTTTCATTCCGCCTACATAATAACCTATACTAGGTTCGAATAGTTGAATGCCCTCAAATAATTCCTCAATTAATGTTTTAGTATGTGCCAAAATCATAATTTGTTGGTCGTTATTTAGGGATAATTCATTTTTTACAATATTCACAATAAAATCATTACGTGGTTTACAATTCAATTTATTAATCATAATTGAATACAAAGGATTCCCCCTAAAATCTGTTTTAACATCTTCGAACATATCGTCCATTTCAAATTTAACGGCCTTTACCAATACTTCACATGTTAAATCAGTTTGTTCTTTATGAACTACTGGGCCAATAAAATATTGAAATACTTTAGACAAACCATCTTTTCGTGTCATAGTTCCACTTAAACCCAAATTATAATTTGTTACGATTTGTATCATTACTTTTGAAAATACTTCGGCGCTTAAATGATGGCATTCATCAAATACGCACAATCCGAATTCATCCCATAATTTAGGGTCATATATTTTATTAGATACACTTTGAAGCATACCTAATACAATATCTTTGTTTTCCGTGTCAATTATTTCGCCCTGTATTCTTCCAACCCTTGCTCCAGGTAAAAATGTATTTATTCTCTCTATCCATTGATTCATTAAAAATGTTTTATGAACTATAACCAACGTTTTCTTCTTTAATTTACTAATTATATTTAACGCCATAACTGTTTTTCCCTTACCCGGTTCAACATCTAGGAGACCTCCACCACTTTCTCCAACATGTTTAATATATTTATCTATAATTACATTTTGATATTCAAATAAATCTCCTACAAAATTTATATCAATATCAATTCCTCTCGATAACTTATTTTCAAAGGGTCCAAATTTACTTAATCCATAATAACGGGGTATATACATTTTTTGTTGCGATTCTCTATATATAGGGTATTCTGTCGTTTCAAACTTTTGATTTGTTTCGGGTTTTACATTTAATTCAATACGTATATTATTAATATCCTTTGGAGAATATTCAGTTTTAAACATAGTATAACCTTTTTTACCAAGATAGGCCATTCTGTATATTATGTTTTATGTTTTTATATATATATATTATAATGGTTCGTAAACAATTGCTCTCTAAGTATATTACTTTGGAAAATGTAATTGGCGTATTGCTTGCGATTCTAATAATTTTTGATTTAAAAATAGAAGAATCTATATGTAAAGTATTAAATACACCAATGGGTATGATTTCATCTGGTATACTTTTAATCATCCTATTTGTTATGCTTCATCCTGTAATTGGTATACTCTTTTTAATATATTTATATCAATGTATGCAAACTAACCGATTATATAATGAAGAATCTAAAACAAAAATATTAAACCAATTAAATCCAGTATATGAGCAACAAGTAGAGGAACAAGTTATTTTAGAAAAAGCACCCATTAAAAATCAAAATAGAAATAATAATGTCGAGTTTAGCCCATATTCTGTAAACGTAGGTTCTACGATTCTCTAATAATTAAATACATAGTATAACCTATAGCAGCAACGCTAAATATTGGTAGCATATACTTAAGTTTAGACATATAATCTGTTTTAGGGGTAACTTCTTGTGCCGGTTTATCTACTGGTAAAAATCTTGAAGCAATTATATAAAATAAATAGATAAAAACAATCCCACCAAATATGGATAAGAATATATAAAGCGCCATAGTAGTTTGTTTTTTTTGTTTTTTAGCAGCACGCCCCCTCCCTTTATCTTGTCCCGCTGTTTGAGAGTCTATATTTATGCCGCCGACAATTTTATCACTTTCACCCACTTTATAACAGTCTATATAAATGTCATTTTGAGCTATAATTGTTTGTTGTTGGGGTGTTGTTAATGACCCATAAGCAGATATCTCTGGCCCGCTAACTGTGGCAGTTGTTAAATTAGCTCTTTTAATATCATTAAGAAACCTAGATTTTTTATATTTAATACTAGATGTTTTGTTAAATATGATAGCCCTTTTATTTTCACTAATATATGTATTAAATGTAGAATTTGGAATTAATTTATTCAAATCTAAATTTGTTGTATCCGAAGTTCCAACAATTCGATTTAATAAATTTGTAACATTTGGTGCCTCAATTACAGTGGACGCATTTTTTTCAATGGATATAATTTTTTCAATAGGAATAATAATTAATAATATATTACTTAATGAATCTTCGCAAACATAAATAAGCGCGCATTTATCATCTCCTGTATTAAAATTTATTGGAGATATACCTACATATAAATATTTAATAGTATATTTAATAGGACTATTTGTAATATTGTCAGAATATGATATTTGTTGTTCTCCTGATTGTGTATCTATAGTAAATGTATAATATGTATCTAATATTAACGTTGGGTCTATTTCAAACAAATTAAATAAACTAGAAATTTGTGATATATCCCCTTTTGTAGGTGCTCTAACAGATATATTTTGAAAATTATAAATTAAATTAATAGATTGACTAGAACCATTAGATGTAGGAAAATTATAAGTAGTCGTCATAATTATTAATTATATATTTTTTTATTATAATTAATAATTAATGAATAATCAAGAAACAATGACTCCGAACGAACAATATTTATATGCCAATATGCAGGAATTATTTTATGGATTAAATGTTGAAACTACATTTGAAGGTATGTTTAAACCAATTAATAATCATACATCATCAATTAAGGAGTTTTTTGATACATTAAGAACACAAATAGAATCCCAAATAGGAGGAAATTTAATAATCCCATTAAAAACATTAAAGCAATATATAAACGATGCCGTAAATAAAATTACTCCGAAATAGATGTTAATTTATTAATATGTTTATTTATATTATTTATATCCAATGATAAAGTATCATAATTTGTTTTTAACATGGGAATAATTTGTTTTAATTTTTCCTTTATATCCTTTGACCCGGTTTCATCCATTATTTCACTTAATTCACCTACAACATTTTCCAACCCTTCTTTAGCATCATCCTCTTCATTTTCTAATCCTTCTTTTTCATTTTCTTCTTCCTCTTCCTCTTTTTCCTCTTCTTTTTCTTTTTTATTTGTATATCCTTCCATAGGTCCATTTAATTTATTCAGAAATATTAATGTATTTACAATAAGCATAGTCGATAATAAAACAACTATCATATTTTTATTAAAAAAATAAATAATAAGCGATATAACAGCAAATAAAAAAATGCTTTGATTATCACGAATATACATAAACCCACCTATATTTATAATTGCTAAAATAAAAATAAAATATAACAGTTTAATATTATTTAATAATGGGTATCCTTTGAGTTTTACCATATATACATATTGAATAAAATAAAATTGAATATAAAAAAAGTATAAACAAATACTTAACAAAATGCTTCAATTGGCAACTTGCGAACCTTACTTTAATGAAATACATGGAGGGACCGCAGTAAATACTTATATGGTAATATATAGTTACACTCCCGATGAATTTTATAATAATGACTGGATTGATGAATTAAAGTTTTATATGAAAAACCTTAACCGTCAAATAACAAATAAAGAACACAATGTTATTCGCAATTACCCGGTTGTAGTAAAAAACTGTAATAAAATAAATCTTGTGGAAAGTCTAGTTGATAATTATGGTCGCGAATTATGTATTCTTCATACCTACAAAATTAATATTATCAAACGATTGTGGAAAAAGAAACAACTTAATAAAGCTATATCTGCTTAGAATATAAATAATCTTTAATGCTTAGAATATAAATAATCTTTAATATTTTTAATGTCGTCCATTAATAATATTTTCATATAGTTTTCATCACATGAATCTAATACAGATTGTAAATATTCAAGAGTAGTTTCTAATTTTTTTTTTTCTTCTGTATCATATTTTGTATTATATTCATTTAATATTTTTATACATTTGTTACGTTCATTTTGTAAAAATATTTCAAATTCCATTATAATATAAATATAGATTAATAATATAGATAGAATGTCTAAAATAAATACCGAACCATTATTACAAGAAGATAATAATCGGTTTGTTATGTTTCCAGTATCCGACACAACTATATGGAAAATGTATAAAAAACAAGTGGATTGTTTTTGGAGACCTGAAGAAATAGACACTTCTAAAGATATGACACATTGGGAAAAATTGACAGTAGACGAACAATATTATATTAAAATGATTTTAGCATTTTTTGCGGCCAGTGATGGAATTGTTTTGGAGAATTTAGGAGTTCGATTTATGACTGAGGTTCAATTGCCTGAGGCAAGAGCCTTTTATGGGTTTCAAATTGCGATGGAAAATATACATTCGGAAACATATAGTATTTTAATTGATAGTTATATTAAAAATACAGAGGAAAAGCATCAATTATTTAATGCGATTTCTAACTTTCCGTGTATTGAGAAAAAAGCACAATGGGCATTAAAATGGATAAATGATAAGCGCGCTAGTTTCGCGACTCGTCTTATCGCATTTGCCTGCGTAGAAGGTATCTTTTTTTCTGGCGCATTCTGTTCTATTTATTGGTTAAAAAAAAGGGGGTTGATGCCCGGTTTAACATTTTCCAATGAACTTATTGCGAGAGATGAGGCCCTCCATACAGAGTTTGCGATTTATTTGTATAATAAATTAGAGAAAAAGATACATAAGAAAAAAGTGGTTGAAATTATTCAAGATGCTGTTACAATCGAAAAAGAATTTATTACAGAGGCATTGCCATGTCGGTTAATTGGTATGAATTCTGATTTAATGAATCAATATATCGAGTTTGTAGCAGACCGATTAGCCATTCAAATTGGAATAGAACCTATATATAATGCTATAAATCCATTTGATTTTATGGAAATGATTAGTTTAGAACAAAAAACAAACTTTTTTGAATCACGCGTATCAGAATATTCTCTTGCTGAGAAATCAGGAAAAGAAGATGCGTTTGATGACGCGCTTGAATTTTAATAGTTACATTATATGGAAAATTGTTATAACTTCGAATTGATTTTTTTAAAATGTATGAAAAAAAATGAAAACATGACCCATAATAAATGTAAGAATGAATTTGACTTGTGGTATAATTGTTTTATAAAAACCTATTAAATATATTATATAATAAATATTATATGGAATATAACATCATTAATAAAGGAGAATGGGCTACTCATTTATATGATTGTGATGCGGAGTCTTGTTTTTTAAGTTGTGTAGTGCCATGCCATGTATATGCTAAAATTAAATCATTGGATAAAAGTAAGAGTCATTATTGTATTCATTTATTTATTTATATGTTTTTATATCTCTCGATTCAACAATTATGGTATAGCATTCAATATTTAGAATCGAATGAATGTCCTGCGAATTTAATAGATAATTGTATTAGTGTAGTTGGAAATTGCGAAGATTATTATATGATGGAAGATGATGTTAGGTCTGCGTGCGTATTAAAGAATAATATATGTGTTTATGACACTACCGAATGTTTATCGCATAAAATGGTAAATCATACCTCATTGTATTTTTTTATTTTTACATCAATTGGTTATGCGGGGTTAGTTTTTTTACATTATACCATTAGAGAAAAAATTAAAGTAAAGCAAACCATTGGTGGAAATTCTGTCGAGGATGTTATAGCAGTTGTGTGTTGCCCTTCTTGTGGTTTAGCGCAAGAATATCGAGAAATCTAATAATATTATTGTAAATATTTATATAAAGGTTTTTAGAAAATAACCTATAATGGAACCAAACGATCATATCTTATTAATTAAAACAGTTCAAATATCTCCATTTCGTATTCTTATGACAGCATTAAAGGATATTCTTCTTGAAACAAATATTACATTTGAAAAGGATGGTATACGAATTATCAATATGGATAAATCACATACGATTTTAGTTCATCTTCATTTACAAAATGAAAATTTTGAATATTATGAATGTAAGAAGGAAAAGATTATTATTGGAGTGAATATGTTTCATTTGTTTAAATTAATTAATACGATTGATACCGATGAGACCTTGTCTATTTATATTGAGAATGAAGATTATAATGATGGCATTGTAGAACATCTCGTATTGAAGTTTGAGAATAAACAAAAAGAACAGTGTAAAATACAAAAATTAAAATTGATTGAGCCGGACCATGAAGAGCTTAAAATTCCTGATGTAAAGTTTTCATCCATTATTAATCTTCCATCCAATGATTTTCAGAAAATTATTCGTGACTTAAATTGTATTTCTGATAAATTGGAGATTAAATCTATTAAGAATCAACTTATATTTAAATGCCAGGGTTCATTTGCTAGTGCCGAAATTATTCGTTCTGAATCAGATGGTATGGGATTTATTCAAAAACATAATAAAGTAATTCAGGGTGAATTTTCTCTTAAAAATCTGAATTATTTTATTAAGTGCACTAATTTATGTAATCAAATAGAAATGTATATGGAAAATGATTTACCTCTTATTATTCAATACAATGTTGCTTCACTTGGTGTAATTAAGCTTGGTTTAGCACCTCTTCCGTCATCATGTTAATTTATTCAGATACATGCTTTTTAAAAATACATCCAACTTTATCCATATATTCTATGTTTGCTAAAATAGATGGATTTAAAAATTTACAATCTTTCATCCATACTTTCACAATACAAAACGATTTTTTAGGCGAAATGCTTATTCCATTAATAGACTCTTTGGATAAAGTATTTCCTAATAACATAAAAAATAGTTTTTTCCATACAAACTCAATATTTTTATTATGAACTTTAAATGAAAACCCTCCGCCATCTTTATTTTCGGCATCTTCCCACATTGGTTTAATATTATCTTTCATAATAAAAATCATAGTTTTTTTAATTAAATCAAAATTAATTTCGTCATTTAAAAGGATTGCTTGTTCGACCGAGGTAAGTGTTTGTATTTTATGATAACTAGCAAAACTCCAGTCCTCTACATTATGTAAATGAATATAAAAGTTCCAACTATTAGATAGTTTATATTCATTTACAATCGCCATATGTATATTAATAATATTTATTTAATTATTTTTTATTATTAATTATGTAATGGTTGTAATCATTTTTCCATTTTTTGATATAATGTTTTGATGATTATATATATCATTTGTTTTTAACCGACAATTACCTTGTCCATTTCCTAAATCCAAATCTGTGACAAATCCACTACAGTTATCATTCATAACACAATAATTATAACAATCAGTATAGGATACATTATTATATTCGTTTATAGTCGTTGCGATAGATTTTTTATTTTTAATTTTATTTAATTTTCCTTTAATTTTATTAATAATAAATGTTTTTGAATCAATATCATCAGATAAATTATCTTTTGTTATATTTCCCTTTTTTAAATAACAATAACTATTATCCATAACATAACCAGAACATTCATCCATTGATATACATAATTTAAAACAATCGTTTGAATTAATATCGCTTATTTTAGGTTTAATATTATTACCTTTATATTTTTTACGCCGATATGAAGTAGTTGAATAAATATGTCTACCAACTTGTTCAACAAATGATTCTTTATTTGTATATAGTAAAATAACTAATACAAAAAGCCCTATTATAATCCATTTATAATACTTTTTAATTTTCATATATTATTTCTTTATTAAATATTTTTGTGCTTTATCTGGATTTAACCTGAATACCATAAATATTAATAATACCATATAAGTATACATTATTACGGGTATAAACACAAGTAACCACGCAACAAGTGTAAGTTCCGCATTACAAAATATTTGTAATATACATGTGAATATAACACATATGATTGCTTGGGTTAAGGCTTGTTTATAAGATTCATTACTTATTTCAATAACAATTTGTATTAAAAAAAATACTACATATAATAACGCTGGAGCACATAAATAATTTAATATCATTTATATTTAAACATAAAATATTTTAATTATTAAAATGAAGACCATCGAAGAATATTCTTTACAAAAATACAATGAAATAAAAAATGACATTGATGTTGAATATGCTAACTATTTAAATAACATAAAAGTATTATTGCGACAAACAGAATATACCGAAGAAGAGTGTGAACAGAAACTCATATTAAATACGCTCGAGAAATGTATATTAGAATATTTGGGTGCTTCGAAAAAAGTAGAAGAATCAAGCACAACAAATCAAAATATATTTAAAGTTATACGGACATTTTTTTAAACATATCACCCATTCTTGGTGTTACCATATTAGATATTAATGTATTATCATTTGGTGAATAACTTGCCTCAAATGAGGATATATCCAACATATTTGTTTGTTGATTCCAATTATATTTTATATGTTTTAAATTGCTTATACCATCCAGCATTTTACCACTCGTTGACATAGCTTTATTTTTTTGTGATGTATTTTTACTAAAATTATCTAATAAATGTAAAATATGGTTATCACATATAGGATAAAACTGGTCTCTATTTATTGTTATTTTGTTTGCTAATGCGCGGTCATTAATTGCGTTATCTTCATACCCCCACGACCATAAACTAGGAAACCCATTAATTCTTTCAAAATCATACCCTGTAATAGAAAATATACCTCCTAATGTAAACTTAAACCCATAAAAATGTTTAATTTCTCCTTTATTAATATCATAGTTTAATAGATTTTTTTTGTAAGGTAATGTATCTATATCATTAAAAATAAAAATGATATCTTTATAATAAGAATATTTTTCCTTGATGTATAAAAATCCTATGTTTTTCATAGCACCCCGATTAAATGGTAATGTATTGTTTTGATGCGCGAATATAATCTCATAAGAATTTATATCTAAATCTTCTAATAAATAAGTCATGTATCTTATAAAGAATTCCTTTTGTGGTTCTCTATCTCTATATGGAACAATAAATACATACTTTATCATTTAATTTATGAAATATATTTTTTAATAATTATATTCGGCAAAAGTTGCCCTTCAAAGGTTTCTAATTTTTTATAACATTTGTTGATAGTTACTTCGCTTATTTTACTAACCTTATTTACCGATTGTTTTGAAATATTTAAATTACATTTTTGACATACAAAATATACAATTCCCGCGGATATTGAATGTGGTGTATTTTCGGGTATTAATTTATGTCTTTCCACAATAGATGCTATAAACATACATAATTGTGTTAATTCGTTATTAATAGATAGTTTGCTACAATACCTATGAATAAATGTTGATGGAGTGCTATTATGTAATTCTGTTTTATCTTCATCATCTACTTCAATGTCATTCAAGATACTTAAGGCATTTTTACACCCTCTTGTTGCGCTTGTGTTATCCAATTTAAATATATATGCGATTTCCTTTGCGGTTCGAGGATTATCATTTATACTACAGGCGATATATATAGATGCTGCTAAAATTCCATCCCGATTTAATCCTCGGTATGTTTTTTCAATGGATATTTTATTATAATATCTAATGGCATCATCTATAATAATTTTTGGTATTCCTTCTGTGCTTGCTAATGTAGAAATAATATTAAAATCGTCATATTTGGATTTTTCATGATAGGGCATTGCTTGCCAATCTGTAAACCTTTTAATTTTTCTCATTTCATAACTAGAGTGTCCGTTACAAGTAATTTTACACCCAAATGAAGACTCTTTTAATAGCGGATTTACTGGCATACCGCATCGAGTTGGGTCACTAGAATTTGTATCATCTGCTCCATAATATCTCCATTCGGCACCAAAATCAAGCACGTCCTTGTAAATAATCCCGCATTTCATATTAGAACAACAATAAAATCCTTCTTCTGATATACATAACGGAGATTCGCACTCTTTACAGTTATTATCAATTTCTTCATTTGAATAAATACACTCTAACTTATCTTCTTCATTTACAGTATCAAATAATTTCCATATATCCGTTTTTGTTTTACTCTTATTTTTTTGAGTGCTCATTTTGTAATTCTATAATAAAATAAATTAACAATTCAATTTTATTTTATTTTATTATAATAAATGGGTAATACCACTTCAACAGAACAATCAGATATTGGCAATTTGGCAACTCAAATTGATGAAATCGCAGTCCATTATATATTAAACCAAAATACGATTGATTTGTTAAGATTAACGGATAAAGAGTATTACGATAATTTAATCATATTAACAGGTAATGTTGTAGAAAAAAAACTAAATCATTTAGAATTAGGATTTTTATATCAACGTATATTTGGAAAAAGTTCCATAGGTGAGGTTCTTGATATTGTGCCAGCAAACAATAAATTGAAGGAAAAGGTAATATTTAATATATCAAAATTTTATATAAAAATTATCATGATTTATAGTGCTATTGCTACAACTATAGACCCACAATATTCTTATGAAGATGAAAATGGTGTTAAAAAATTATTTTATTTGAAGGATATGGAAGCCTATAAACATATACCCAAAAGTGTTAAACCTGTATTGGTTCAACTAACAAATCCATTAAATCTGTGTAGAAAACGTTTGTCGATTTTAAAGAATAAATTAGATTTTAATGTAGAAAATGAGTTTATTAAAATTAATCCTGGTGAAAAATTATGTTCTTTAAGCACTACAAATTTATTAACAGATGAAGTAGGTATTAAAGAGCTCGACGCATTATATTATGATATTTTCGATTACGATACAAAAACTTGGAGTAAAAGAAGTAAAAAAATGAAAATAAAGTATAATAAAGATTTAATTTTATTTTATCAAATTTTTACTGGTAAAAAGGTAAAACCTGTTGAAATTAAATCGTTTCATGATATCGAATTGCTTGATATGAGCACGATTGAACAATGTAGCGATGTTCGATTTATGCAGGATATACTAGTAAAAAAGAATGATGTTTTAATTCAACAATATATACAAAAAATTAACATGATTGAAGAAACTACTAAAAAATATAAATCAAAATTAATTAGCATACTAAAGGAGCTATTTGTAATTAAATTAAATGATAATGAAACTACATATACTCTTAATCCCGAATTAACCTTGGACCATATATTATTAATAGAAACAGAAACAAGAGATACTATATTAAACTTATATACATCTTGTGAAAAATATTTTATTCAAGGACTTATTATTTTTGAAAAAATATATGACGAACAAGTTAAAACATTAAATGTAGAACGACTCAATTATATTGATAAAATAAAAACACCTCCACCTGAGGTAATAGAAACAACTCCTGAACCCGTATTTATGCCAGAAAGCAAACCTCAAAATGAAGTTTTGAGCACACAGCCAAGTGAAACACCGCCAAGTGAAACACCTCCAATTAGCACGCCTGAACCTTTGCCAAGTGAAACATCGCCAATTAGCACGCCTGAACCTTTGCCAAGTGAAACACCGCCAAGTGAAACATCGCCAAGTGAAACACCGCCAATTAGCACACCGCAAACGCCAATTACTCTTGAACCTCCATTATTTGGTAAACCATCTCAAATTGAACAATTCACTCAACCACCATACGGACAGCAACCTCAATTCACTCAACCACCATACGGTCAGCAACCTCAATTCGGCCAACCACCTTACGGACAATTTAGTCAGCAACCTCAATTCGGCCAACCACCTTACGGACAATTTAGTCAGCAACCTCAATTCGGACAACCACCATACGGACAATTTAGTCAACCATCATACGTTCAACAACCATCATACGTTCAACCACCTCAATTCGCACAACAACCATACGTTCAACAACCTCAATTCGGTCAACAATTAAATAAACCTATAAATTATTCATCTGAAAGCGATAAATCAAAAATGGAAGAAAATTCAATTATATCAGAACCAAAGATTGAACCCAAAATTGAAGAACCAAAAATTGAAGAACCAAAGATTGAACCAAAGATTGAAGAAACAAAATCCGAAGAACCAAAATCCGAAGAACCAACTGTAGAAAAAGTTACAGGAGTCCAAGCTACTGACGAAAAAGTAACAGAGCCTAAATCAAATTCTATATTTGGTAATTTATTTAATTTTGGTTCTAAAAAAACAACGACTGAATCCAATGCTGCGCCATCCAATGCTGCGCCATCCAATGCTGCGCCATCCAATGCTGCGCCATCCAATGCTTCGCCATCCAATGCTTCGCCATCCAATGCTTCGCCATCCAATGCTTCGCCATCCAATGCTTCGCCATCCAATGCTTCGCCATCCACTCCAAACTCAACAAATGCTCCACCATCCAATGCTTCGCCATCCACTCCAAACTCAACAAATGCTCCACCATCCAATGCTGCGCCATCCAATGCTCCGCCGTCCAATGCCGAACTATCTAATACTGCGCCATTTACGCCTGAACCATTTACTCCCGCGCCGTCTAATGCTCCGCCATCCAATGCTGCGCCATCCAATGCGCAATTAAAACCTGTAAGAACTAATGCCCCATAAATTAAATATTATTAATACTATCTATAAATTCAGCATCATAAACAAATTTACCACTTGGTTTAAATTGGGTCTGTATAGGTTTCATTTCTTTTTTAGGTTCACTAAACCTAACAATATTTTTTTCTTTTTGTATTGTTTCACCCATGGCATCTATTGCTATACCAGTTTTTTTTTTATATTCATCCCTAACATAGGATGGTATCCAATGATTCCAACTAATAAATAATAAATTTGGATGAATATATCTAGTTAAAAAACCATTATTTTGTAAAGAATCAACTACAAATAATAAACAATCGCTTAAATTATAATTCGGAAATCCAACCAATACTTCGGGCATAACATAAGAACAAAAATTATCACTATTTCTTAATCTAGATGTCATTTTAATTTTATTGTGTATTTTTAATAATAATTTATTATAAATCTCAAGACGGTTTAAATCATTCTTTTTTTTTGTTTCATATAACTCATCTATGTTTAATTGTAATTTGTCTGCCATTTAATATCATAAAAGATTATAATTATCCTCCCATAACTGAATTAATAAATAAATCAAATGTGTTATTATCAAATTCTGCGTCATAAATATATTTTGTATCATTTTTTATTAAAATAATTGTAGGATATTCTGTAATACTATACTTATCGGCCATTTGAGTATATTTGTCACAATCTATTTCAGTAAAGGTCATTGCGTATAAATCATTCTTATATCCTTGTTTTTTTAAGTTCCATTGGTCCATTGTTTTTTTTGAATGGGGGCACCAAGATACATAAAATAATATCAATGAGCCTTCTGTTACATTATCAGCAGATTTATATTCATTATTAGCAATAAATTTGTTTGGGTCTTTTGTATTATATTGTTTATACATATAATAGGCTATACTACTAAATATAATTAATCCGATGACATAAAATAACCAGTGCATTAGATAATAATAATATAAATAATAAATGAATTAAACCTAAATATAATAATATATAAAATGATTGTTAAAGAGTTTAATACAAATAATTACATATTTATTGATAAAAATAAATATGTAAATGTAAAACATTACTATGAAGAGCTGATTAAAATTAAATTTAATAAAAAGCAGCATACCCATAATATTATAAATGAGTTAAAAACGAAAATTAATATCAGATAATTAATAACTGATAATTTATTATCTCATTAAAATTTATGAGCACATACACACAAGAAGATTATAAAAGTGGAGAAGGTATGTTGACAACTGTTTGGGGCCCTAGTTTATGGCACTTTTTACATACGATGAGTTTTAATTACCCAAATGAACCAACCAATGACCAAAAACATCAATATATGAATTTTATTTTTAGTTTAGAATATATACTTCCATGTAAGTATTGTCGTATGAATTTAAAAAAGAATTTTAAGGCGGTTCCATTGCGTATTTCTACTATGAAAAATAGATATACATTTTCTAAATATATTTATGATTTACATGAACACATTAATAAAATGCTTAATAAAAAATCAGGCTTGACGTATGATACAGTTAAGGAACGATACGAACATTTTAGAGCACGATGTAATATAAAGGAAAAACCTGTTAAAATAAAAGAAAAGGGTTGTACTGAATCATTATATGGTAAAAAATCCAAATGTATTATTAAAATAGTTCCGCAAACAAAAAAATGTAATACATTTCAAATGGATGATAGTTGTAAAAAGAAAAGATTAAAAACGGCTAAAATCATTTAAGACGGGAACCGGCATATAATTATCTATGGACGGAGACCTATAATTTGGAACTTTTTTACATTCGAATGCTGGCTCAGGGCATCGTTCACATGCGGGGCATGGCGGACATTGTTCTTTTTTATCATCTGTTTTTTGTTGATTCATTTTAGCTATCGTTCCTTTTAAATCATTAATCATTCCTATTGTTTGAATATCTGTTGCGTATGGTGTTGAATTAGTTGAACCTGCCGGGGCTGGAGTCGATACTGCCAATGAACCTCCACTTGTGCTGCCATTATTATTTGCGGTTTGACTGTTTGAACCTCCTCCTCCGAATGAACCAAACATAATGCTATTGTTTCCTAATAAGTTATTAAATTTGCTCTCTTCTGTTTTGGTTTCTGATAGTGACATATCTTGATTTACAGAATTATCTTGATTTATATTTTGACTCTGTGATGATTGTTGATTTATATCAGTATTTGTAACACTGTCATTAATATCTGTTTTATTTTGCTGTGAATTATCTGTAACTTTATTATAAATGCTATTATCGGTTGTGTTATCCCGGTTATCTCCGTCATTTGAGTCTTTATTTCCTATATTAAATCCACCCCACCCACTAGAGCCTGAACCATCGCTTTTATTAGAGCCTGAACCACTAGAACTTGAACCACTTGACGCTTTAAAATCGTAATACGGGCAAGTTGGGCACACTGGAGGAATAATTTGTGATTTTAAAACTTCATAATCACCATCCTCTTCATCATCTGATAATGAATTGCTACATTTTGGAACATCATCCAATCCTTCTTTAAATGAATATAAATTAAAACTTCCTAATATAGCGAATATAATAGTTACGGCAATTAATATTATGATTATTACTTTTACTTTATTTATTAATTTCATATATTTTATTAAGAAAATAATATAATATATAAATGGGAAAATCAGGAGGTTCGTCTGGAAATGGTGGAATTATGGGCTCTGGAGTTTTTGGTTTTTTTGGAACTACTATACAATGTCCTGCGTCAGATACGTCTTATTACTGTAGTTTTATGAAGATATTTAATGTAATCATGGTTTTATTTGTTATAATATTTATATTGTATACGATATATAATTTTGTAATGCCTAACTATTTTAGAAAAAGAGGAAGATAAACAGAGTAATGTTTAAGCTCCGCATACAGTACACTCTTCAGGAACTATAGTAAACTGTTGCGCGTGATGTTTAGCCTTTCTTCTTAAATAATACATTCCCGTTTTTAGTCCGCATTTCCATGAGTATATATGCATACTTGTTAAAATTTTATAGTTGGGTTCTTCAATCCATAAATTCATAGACTGACTCTGACATATATAGGCTCCTCTATCCCTCGCCATATTAATTATATGTTTCATGGGAATTTCCCATACTATCTTATATTTCTTTTTAATATAATCTGGTATCTCTGCTATGTTTTGGACTGAACCTTTGTTTTCAATAATCTTATCTTTAATTTTTGTATTCCAAATATTTAATGTTACTAATTCTTTCATTAAATGTTTATTAATTACTACAAACTCGCCTGCTAGTGTTCGCCGTGTATAAATATTACTCGTAAATGGCTCAAAACATTCGTTATTGGATAAGATTTGACTTGTTGACGCAGTAGGCATCGGCGCAATACATAATGAATTTTTAACGCCATGTAACATGATATTTTCTCTTAATTTGGACCAATCATACCTATCTGTTGGAGTAATATTCCACATATCAAATTGAAAAATGCCTTTGGATAAAGGTGAACCCGCGTAAGTTTCATAAGGCAAACTTTCTCTTGCTAGTTCCATACTTTTTTGTAGTGACGCATAATACATGGTTTCAAATATTAGTTTATTCACTTCAATCGCTTCATTGCTTTCAAATGGAAGATTCATTAAAGCAAATGTATCTGCTAACCCTTGAACCCCGATTCCAATCGGACGATTTCTTTTATTACTATTTTCGGTTTTGTCAGTTGGATAATAATTAACATCTATAATTTTATTTAGGTTGTCGGTTAATATTTGGGTTACTCTAAACAATTTAGAATAATTAAATATAGAATCTTCTACCATTGAAGAGAGAGATATACTTGCCAAATTACAGACCGCTGATTCATTTGAATCACTGTATTCTACAATTTCACAGCATAAATTAGACGATTTAATTGTCCCCAAATTCTTTTGATTGCTTTTCATATTACATGCGTCCTTGTATAACATATAAGGTGTGCCTGTTTCCATTTGACTATCCAATATTTTAAACCATAGCTCTCGAGCAGGAATCTTTTTAATATACCTATTAATGGATACATACCGTTCATAGAGTGTCTTAAACTCTTCGCCATATACATCAGATAACCCCTTTGAAATATTGGGGCACATCAAATACCAATCCTCATTTTTTTCTACCTTTTCCATAAACA